ATGGAACAGGAAAACAGGAATCAGCAGAACGCGGCCCCGCAGGTCAGCCTCGGCGACCAGATCAAGGTCCGCCGCGAAAAGCTCGCGCAGCTGCAGGCGGAGGGCATGGACCCGTTTGCCATCACCCGCTTCGTCAGCACCACGACTGCACAGGAGATCAAGGAGCATTTTGACGAGATGGAGGGCAAGCCCGTCTCCATTGCGGGCCGTCTCATGTCCAAGCGCGGCATGGGCAAGGTGTCCTTCTGCGACTTGCAGGACAAAACAGGCCGCATCCAGCTCTACGCCCGCAAGGACGAAATGGACGAGGCCGAATATAACCGCTTCAAGAAATACGACATCGGCGATATCGTCGGCGTCGAGGGTGAAATCTTCCGCACGCAGCGCGGCGAAATGTCTGTGCGCGCGAAGACCATCACGCTGCTGTCCAAGTCCCTGCTGCCGCTGCCCGAGAAGTTCCACGGCCTGACCGACAAGGAGACGCGCTACCGCCAGCGCTATGTTGATCTGATCGTGAACCCGGAGGTCAAGCGGAATTTCATCATCCGTTCGCAGTTCATCAAGCATCTGCGGGATTATCTGGACAATATGGGCTATATCGAGGTCGAAACGCCCGTTCTCAATACCATCGCGGGCGGCGCGGCGGCAAGACCCTTTATCACGCACCACAATACGCTCGATATCGATATGTATATGCGTATCGCGACCGAGCTTCCTCTGAAGCGCCTGATCGTCGGCGGCATGGATCGCGTGTACGAGGTCGGCCGCATCTTCCGCAACGAGGGCATGGACCCCAAGCACAACCCCGAATTCACCACGGTCGAGCTCTACCAGGCCTACGCCGATTTCCACGACATGATGGACATCGCCGAGGGCGTTTACACCACCTTTGCCCAGAAATACCTCGGAACCTATGAGCTGAACTGGATGGGCGAAACGATCGATCTGACCCCCGGCTGGCCGCGGCTGACGATGGTAGACGCTGTCAAGCAGTATATCGGCGTTGATTTTGGTACGATCACCGACGACGCGGAGGCCGTTGCTGCGGCAAAGGCAGTCGGCGTCGAGCTGGCGGAGGCTGCCGAAAAGACGTGGGGCAACGCGCTTTACGCCTGCTTCGACCAGAAGGTCGAGGAGTATCTGGTGCAGCCGACCTTTATCACGATGTACCCGGTCGAGGTCAGCCCGCTGACCAAGCGCAGCCCGGAGGACCCGCGCCTGACCGAGCGCTTTGAGTTCTTCATCTGCCGCAGCGAGATGGGCAACGCCTATTCCGAGCTGAACGACCCCATTGACCAGCGCGAACGCTTCATGAAGCAGGTCGAGCAGCGCGAACGCGGCGACGACGAGACGGAAATGCTCGACGAGGATTTCCTCACCGCGCTTGAATACGGTATGCCCCCCACGGGCGGCATGGGCATGGGCATCGACCGCGCCGTCATGCTCTTCACCGGCGCAGACACCATCCGCGACGTCATCCTGTTCCCCACAATGAAGCCCCAGAGCTAAGAAAGCGTTGTGGCACAACGGTTACAGGTGATGCAGCCTCTGGTTTAACACCACTTTTACACCAATTCACTTTGAATTCAACATGGCTACTAAGGAGTGCCCCGTCAAAGACGGGGCGCTTTCTTTAGCCATCATACATATATCAGCGTAAAAAATAAGGGCAGGTTTGGGAAATCAAAATCCCATTCCTGCCCTTTTCTTTTTAGCAAAATCTGTCCCGAAAAATATATAGTATTCGTGACAACGCACAAAAAAATGAGAGCGTGCTTCAACAGCAGCTCTCATATATCTTGTCTATTTGACATTTACACCGAAGTCCTTTATAATGGCTTTTGTGGAATCCACCGTCCGCGTCGAGTTTCCGGGTTCAGTCATAGCCCATCTCCTTTGTAGACGGTGTACGGTTAAAAAGACGGTTGCCTGCTATCCCGCGAGTGCGGAGAGAAAGGTGAATGTAGAGCCCTCGCGGGAAATTTATTTCTCGGGGAGGTGATACATACGCTTCAAGAAGTTTTTTGGATTGCGTCTATCTGCTGGATTCTTATCCAAGCATGGGACAAGTTCCATAACAGAAAGAAGTGAGCCGTCTGCCGCTAACAGATGGCTCACTGAGTGTTGGGGTTAATCCCCAGTTTCAGATGTAGGTATCAACTTGTGGCAACCGTCTGGGTTTCCACCGCAGGGGGCGCTTGTTACCAGCAGGCGCTCTCTGTGTTATTATTATAGACTACTTCAACGGTATTTGTCAAATGAATTTTCTGTTAGCGTTTTCTTTCAGATTTCTCCTACGTCAGCCTGTGGGAACCGCATAACCCTTAGTCAAGCTCCGCAAGTGTACGGATGCTGACCCCATCACTTGCTTCAACGCTATGGCTGACAGTCCTGCTGCAGCCTGCTCATAGAATATTTACACCCACAAAATATTCTTAGATATTATTTTCCAAATGCGATGATTGCGCCAATGATGCCAGATACAAGCAAGGTAGAGATGCAAGTAATGATTGCAACCTTGACAGTATTGACATTGTTGGCGATTTGCTTATACGGTTTGTTCTCGGTTTCATTAACCTTCTCAGACAATTTACGTTCGGTCTCCTGCCATGCTTTTGCTTGCGCATCTACCTTACGATTGGTGTCATCCACCTTGCCCTCGATATTACTGACACGCTGTGCAATGAGCTCGACGGAAGTAGCGATTTTATAGATAGCCTTCTGCTCACTCTGGATTTCCTTCAGCTCACCTTCTAAGTTGTCAATTCTGTGTGTATTGGACTTGCATCGCTGCTCAGTCTCAATTAACAGTACGGTCTCTTGCTCGGTCATAAGAGAAACCTCCTCGGATGATTATTTTTCCCCTTCCTTCGGCTCCACTATGGAGGCAATAGCAGAGTTCTGTTTCAACACGTCTTTCATTTCGCTGAGGGCGTCATCAACGTATTTGCTAAAGGTTTCAAATGGCAAGACCTTTGCCAACCAAGGGAAACGCTCGCAGAACTTGTCGTAAACGGATGACAGTTTCAGTTTGCCCGTACCGGAACCGAACTCGCGCTCAGCGCCAAGAACAGCCTGCAGAAGCCATCCACGAATCTGCTCGTACTTCTTGTCGGTGGACAGGTTGCGCCAACGCAGGACAGCCATAACGCCGCCAACGATAAACACAATGCCAGTAACAATTACATACCAATTCTCCACAATAAATTCCATATGCAAACTCCTCTCTAAAAGATAGTGGGGCGGATTTCAGGTGCCGCCCTTCACCTTAGATTGCTGGACTCTCCCAGCTTGGGTCTTCGACGAAGCCTTTTGCCTTTGCGCTTTCGAATGTGATACCACCAGCAGAATGGTCAGATTTACACAGGTTCAAATAAAATGCGCATACCACGCCATGTGCCGACCACGGCAATCCAACCATTGCCCCAATCCACGGCAGCGCTCCGGTATAGTTCCGCTTTACACAATAGAACGCTAAAAGCAACCCACCGACTGTAACAATCCACAGAAGGGAGCGGATATCGTCAATCAGCTTTTTTGAAAAAGCGTCCTGTTTGCTTGTGCGTTTTCTCCTTCGCCTTGCTTGCTGTCTGCTGCCGCTATATGTAGCCATCACGCTTTACCCATCAGTTTTGCAAAACGATAGAACAAAGCAGCAGCCTGTTCACGGGTAAGCTGGTCAGCCCAAGCATAGTTGGGTTCACCATTCACCTCAGTGCCAGTGCCATTGATGAGACCGTTGGAGATAGCCCACTCACGAGCTTCCTTGCTCCAAGTGCCGCAGTCATTGTCCTGCAGCTCTGCACGGTACTCCTTCATCAGTTCCTTGAATGTGTCCAGAGTCATATCTTCATCCTCCTCTTTGCCGTCGCTGATTCTCTTTTTGAACTCTTCCCACTGTGCGTCGCCACTCGTCTTGTAATAGACATTCATGTCGGCGCAACACCACGGTCTCGGACAGAGTTTTCCGGTCACATCATAATGACGGATAACGTGGTCTGCAGGAATGTTGTACTGAGCCATCAGCTTCTTTGTCAACCATACGAGGTTGTCCACAACTTTTGGTTCGAAATACCAATCAGTATCAGAAGCCATAACCCTCTTGCGATTGATTTTGGAAGGGCGTGCTTCAATCCCGATGGAGTTAGAGTTGCGGCACTCAGGGTGCTTGTACTTGTTCGCACCACAGTGCCATGCGATGTCCTTATCGCGGACACAGCGATAGATGGTATCGCCCTCGTCAAGCGCATAATGGGCAGACGCTTGAATACCCGGTGTCTTGAAATATTCAGAGACACTCTTTGCAGTTCCGAGCGCACCGAAATAATGAATGACGATGTACTTCGGAGTCATGTTGCCTGAACGGAAGTTAACCGTTGTCAGGTTGTCTACAATTTTCAACTTGCATCCTCCTTCCTGTTCTGGTGTATTGATTTGGATTTTACCAGCGAACTTGTCGTAATAAGCTTGTCCGTAGCTGGCTCGTTTTTCTTGGACGCTCTGTCCCTGATTGGCAGGACGTTCAAATTGGAGAAGAACAGCATTGGATGCCTCACGGACAGACGGTGCGCTCTTGAGGGTGCTCAGCAGCCCAGAATAGCCCACAGACAGCTCTTTAAGCAGGAAGTTGAGCTGGGCATCCATGTCCCCTACGGACGCTCCTGCGGCTTTACAGGAGGCAAGGAGAGCGTCCTTGCGTGACCAGTACGTCCACTGAGCTAATCCGTAACCGGCACTGTCTTTCACAAAGTTGGAATAACTGCCGCTATCGACAGCGGCAGTATATTCTTCATCAGTCATGCCAAGTTTCTTCTCGTATGTATTTTGGAGATTCTTGGGATTCAGTCCGCTCTCTGCAAAAAGATTCCCCATCAAACCCGCGACGCCGAAATCATTCAGACCAGCAGATTTCAAATAGCGCCAGATTTTTTCGTCGGCGTTCATGCGAACCACCTCCTCGATAAAAGCATTGTTTTATAATCAGACAATCTTGTAATGCGGCTTCTCTTCGCCGAAAAACCAATAACGAAGATAATCGTCAAACACGATTGCCACGACAGATAAGCCAACCCACGCAAAATAGAACGGTAGACAGACTTGCCCCCAAATGTTAAGAGGGAGTCCAGAATAATCCCAGACACCCAGCTTCAACCATATATTCACGATAACGCCGGTGATAAACTCAAGGCAGGTCACCATTGTTCCGCCGATTAAGGCTTGCCACACGATTCCTAATTCCCACGGGAAGAGCTCGTTGATTAAACCAATAGAAACAAAGCACAGTCCACCGAGAATAAACATGGATGGATGACTGTGCCCACGCCAAAGCATCTCAATGCCGACATAGATTGCACCGCCGATAACGGCAAGCACAAGCAGTTTGAGACATACCTTCAGCCGCTTCATATTAGTTGCCCAGCTTTTCTGTGATAGCGTTCATCTGAGCCTGTGCAACAGCAAGCTTTGCGTTCATCTCAGACAGGTACGGTTCTGGCAGCGTCATGCCGTATGCAACAGCAGAGATTTCTTCAGCACCTTCCAGTGACTGTACATACGCTTTCAAAGCATTGTGATAAGTTGTCTGAGTGGTAATAAGAGTTTGCGCCGCAATATAGATTTTGGCAATCTCAGCGGCTGTGTAGATACGGCAGACACCACCGTCTGATTGATATGGGAACTCTGTGCCGCCAAGCTCAACAACGCGGAACAGGTTCGCAATATTTGCTTGGTCTTCGATGCTGAGATTAAAATGAACGGCACCCTGTGTCAGCTCCAAATCAATACCCGCAACGATGATGGCGTTACAGCTCTTAGAAATTTCTGCAATCTTTGCAGCTTTGATAATGGCAAGAGAGTTGTCCTCTCCGACAATTTCGATTACGTCTTCCATCGTGACCCAGCCGCGTTCGACAGCCTTCAAAAGACCATTCATGTCGATAGCACCGGACTGGTACATGGCTTTCAGTTTTTCTTTCATCGATTACACCTCCAGCGCGGAAAGAATCAATTCGTCAACGAGGTCACGCTGATGGACAACCAAAGAGCCGCCGTCACATTTGGCAACGACTACAGTGCCAGCACCCTCAATTTCGTCGTGACCAACCAGATTATACGGTTCGCTGTTGAATGCTACGCCAATCGCTTCGTCAACAGAGCATGGCGTAAAACTGCCGCTGTTGCCAATTTTGATATACAGAACGGAGTCGGTCATACCAAGCTCGGTTCCGTCCAGTGTGATAATTCGATACATTTAAGCAACCTCCTTTGCTCCTACCAACTTTGCGATATGTCGGAGCGTGTCAATATCGGCGTTGAAGAAATCATGGTTCCACAGCCAGAAGTCTGCGTACTCAATGCGCTTATACGGCTGGCAGGTTGGGTCTTCCCAGACCTTGTCCCATCGATTTTGATAATTCGCATCGCGCTTTGCGAGCGTCTTTTGAATGGCTTGTGTTAATTTTCCACGGAGCATTCCTGCGCCATCGTCGTCACGGGCAAAGAACTGATGCGCGTTCTCGCTTGTTACAACGCAGAGGAGCTTGTCACCGTGGAAGATATATCCATTGGCTTCTTCACACATGGTCATAGCGGGAAGATTTACTTCGCCGCAAATTGCTTTGTCCTTGAAGCGTCTATGCACAACATATTTCATCCTTTTTTCCTCTTTCTCTAAAGTTTTCAATTCGCTCCGGCGAAAAACCGAAAACCGAATAAAAAAGCCTACGCAACCGAAGCACACGATTGTGGTCGTCGTAGGATTCAAAGTATGCGAGCATTCCGTTCACCGAAGTCCAGAGGTCATCGTATGACATTTCTCCATTCTGGATTTTTGTACGGAATGCTTTTATTTTTCTTCGTGCCCGCTTTACTCCATCACGATTTCCGTTCATCACAACACGACCAGTTTCGGTCAAAATAAATTTTGCTTTGCAATAACGGAACGGCTTTGTGAGCGGGACAATTCTTGACTTTGATTTGCTGACAGTTAGCTTGAGACTCTCTGCCTTTGCCACAATCAGAGCCATGATTTCTTTGGCGTCTCGGTCAGGCGGGACAATGACGTAATAATCGTCCATGTAATGACCGGCGCACTTGATAGAGAGCTGGCATTTGATAAAGTTGTCCAGTGCAGACGGAAACGCAATCATTTCTGCCTGACTTGGCTCGACACCAAGCGGTAGACCAACTCCGCCCGAAACAGTGTTGACAACATCGTCTCCGATTTTTCTGATATCTGGGTTCAGCAATAGCTTCTCATGCCGCTTGAAGATTTCTTCATGGGACACAGATGGGAAGAACTGTTTGAAGTCAATCAGAATCACATTCCCATCTCGTCCATAACGACGGAAGTGCCAGCGCAAGTCCTCTTTTAACATTCTCTTTGAGAACTCGAAGCCCTTGCCTTCAAGACTGGCGCCGTTGTTGTAAATCATCTCAGGACGATACAACGGTAGAAGTACCTTCTTGGTATAAACCTTGTGGACTTGACGGTCTTGGATTCTCGGTGCATCGATAGGGCGGGTCTTGCCGCGTTCTGAAATCGTGAAATGTACATATGCACCCGGAATCCATTTTTGCTCAAGCAATAAACGTCGTCTGCGTGCTGTTCCAGAGAACAAGTGCATCTCAAAACGTTGGGTGCTATTCTTCCAACGAACACCGTTGCAGCACTTCTTTCCGGCTTTGTACATATCATCGTATCCAAAGACATCATGCAGACCGCCAACTGCGGCGGCACGCCTTAACCTATTCTCTTCGCGCCTTGTCTTGCGCCTTTCGTAACGTCCTTTACGTCTACTCATAAAAATTATTCACCCTCCGTACAGATGTCTTGTAGGGCATCGTCTAATCTGCTTAATTCGTGACACATGAAACGAGGTAAGATGCATCTCTCGCCATGCACGCACGGGTACTCCGGCGGCGTTCGTGTCAAAATATCAAAGGGTAGTTTCGGACTTTCATCACGGGAAGTATTTCTCCTTTCGTAAGGGTCATAGTTCACCCTTTGGGCTACTACGATTGACCCAGACCATTTCTGGTTTACGAAATCCGGGGCGACGCCATTGGAATTCCTTGCGTTGTTATTGTTCGCGTTGCCGTTCGTGTTCACATTGCAGAAGTTGTTGCTGTTGTTGTAATTAGGAGAACGCTCCCACCACCAAGCAGTGGAACAGAGAGAGGCAAAAGACTCCCAACCGACAGGTTTTACAGAAATACACCCATAAATTTTCATAGACGTTTACCGGCTCTTATCGCTTTTCAACACATTGGTCAAAAGACCATTTTCTGCATCGATTAAATCACCAAGTTCCTGCGCCATGTGCTCCAGCTTTTTCTTCGCGTCTGACGCACCGACAGAGTTTCCGCTACCGGTCGTAAAACAACCGGACGGGTTCGTCATCATCAAGTCGTAACAATGAGCAAGGTGGACATCGAGAGCCATCAGGGAGGCTCTCGCTTCGAGCAGATGTTGCTTACGAAGTTCTTTTCGTGCCGCATCAGATGGATAGATGCTGTTTGCTTTTTCTGCGTGGTCTACAACTTCTGAGGCAAGCTCCGACACGGACTTAGATACGAGCCGGGAGTACCGAGATGACAACCTCGACAGGAAAGCGATGGTTTGGATGTAGATTTTGTTCGCCACATTGACGAACTCAGCCTTACTTTCAGACCTGTGTGCTTTTAAGACTGACATAAGAATCTCCTTTCGTTCTTGGATTTATTAGCTCCGAATGCACTATTCTGGAGCCGTTCACCACTAATCGCAAAGGGTGTACCCTTGCTAATTATAGGATGGGGAGGGGGACGAGGTTCCCTTGCATTTACCGCAGAGGGTGTACCGTCCCTCTCCCTTAATGATTTGAGCACGCCCACTTCCGTGGGCTTGATACTGTTGATGCAGGATTAGACGCGGAAAGCCGGGGCGACGCCAAAGGAATTCCATGCGTCGTAACCGCCCGCGCCGCCGCCCGCGCCCACACCGCAGAAGCCGCCGCCGTCGGCGCAAAAAGGAGAACGCCCCCACCACCAAGCAGCGGAACCTGTTGCGCTGTGACGGTATTTCACCTTCGAATTTCCAGCAGAGTAATAAGCATACTGCGCCTGATAGTTCTTTTCGGCAGAGTTCGCATAGGTGCGTGTGCCGAAAATCTCATACTCAGCCAGCAACGGAAGGTAGTCTGTGGTCTTAGTAACATAAGACGCATTGTCACTACCACCGCCCGTATTGTCTGTGTAGATAGTCATCGGCTGCATCACAGCGCGGAGGTCTGACGGAAGTGCAGCCATTAGCGTATTTGCGACAGGGTTTGTCGCAGTTGTTGCTGTGGCATCGCCATCATTCGTGTTCGTTGAGCCAAGCACATCATAGCGAAGGTCACAACCCTTCCAGCCACCAGCGTTGGTGTTTGAGCTGTGGTTCATGTTGAAATACTTGGTACCGTTTGTTGAGTAACCGTTGTAATTACCATCAACTAAACAAATATCCGTGCCGCCAGACAAAGCAGTTTTGAATGTGCCAAATGTGATACCATTGCCTTCCTTGCTACTATTGTGGTTAAAGCCAATAATATAAGCGTAGTAAGTACCGTTCACAGCCTGTGTGCCGACAGTGCCATTTACAGTCACAGCCTTACGGTCGCCGACTGCCCAGTAGCTTGCGCCAGTTCCAGAAACACTGTGGATAGCCGCCCAAGAGTTGTCATTCAGCGTAGCAAGAATAAACTCTGCTGTAACTTTGACAGTCTTACTTGCCGGTGCAGAATAGTTCGTACCAGCAGTGCAGCTCACGGTGATAGTAGCTTCGCCATTTGTTTGGTGGACGTGAGAAACGGTAACTGTATTCCCGCTACGGGAAACAGTGGCAACGCCAGTTGCGCTGGAGGTCACGCTCAGCGTGCCATCGTAGTTGCCACCAATCGTGAACGTATCAGTAAGCTTACTCAAGCTAAGCTTGATTGTTGTCTTACTCACAGTCAACGTACCAGTCGCTTTACCAATAGACCAAACAACGCTCTTGGCGGTAGTCGCCCCATCAGACCAGCGATAGTCGGTTTTCGGCGTAAAAGAAGCCGTGTAATTGCCTGCGTTCGTGCCGGATGTCGTACCGCCAATCGTCATATAAGTCGTGTTATAATTGCTCCAACTCGGAGACTGAGAAGACTTATTGTAGGTCAGTGTACCGCTCTGAGCGGGTACGTTCGCAATCGTAATACGGTTTGCTGTACCAGTCGTCCGCTGAGACGTAGAGGTGTTGATGCCGCCGTCCGTGGTCTCTGGGAAGAAAGCGATGTAATACTTCGTTCCGTTCGTCAGACCGGTAATCGTTAACGGCGTGCTGGAATATTGGTTGCGTGTCGTGACCTTTAGCGTATAAACAGCGCCGGAATCATCCTTGCTTGTAGGATAGCTGCCGCTCTTCACAACAATTGTGGTGCTTGCCCACGATGCCAGAGTCACGCCATCGGCAGAGATAGAAGCAGAAGGGTCAGTCCACTTAACGGTCATCTTGCCGTTGCCTGCTTCAGAAGAGGCACTCATGCCGGTAACATTCCAGCTTGTGATGCCTGCAACCTGAACAGTCGGAATCGCATTGAATTCGTCATCCGTGCTGTCAGTGTAGGCATTTGCAGTTGTATAGGGGAAGAACTTATAGTAATACTTCGTTCCGTTGGACAGACCACTGTCACAGAAGTAAGTATTCTTATAAGCGTCTCGTGTTTTACTATCGAGAACGATAGTGCCGTCACGACGGCTTGTAGGCGCGGAGCCTGCCTTACGAACAAGCAGGGTGCCGCCCCAAGCAGCAATCGTAGAACCTGCCACAACGAGGTCATCAGGGTCAGTCCACTTCACATAGACTTTTCCAGAAGAAACCTGCGTGGTAATACCGGAGACAGCCGCAAGTGTCAGACCACCACTGCCTGAACCTGCGCCGCCGGGGAAGTTAGATAAAATAGGCATTTTACGCCCCTCCTTTAACCTAAGAGAATGATGTAAACAGGAATGTCACGCTCTGGCATCTCGCCATCAGCGGCGATAGTCAATGTACCATCAGCCTGTCCGATAACTGAGAGCATTGCCTCACGAGCAATTTCACGCTGTTCTGCAGTCGCATTATGAGCAACAGAGATTGTGCCGTTCTGCGATGCAGTAAGCCCGCTAATCGTGAGGGTTTGCGTGTAGGGCGCATCGACACCAACCCATGCAGACGCAAGCAGAGTGGTATTGATTGCCACACTGCTGTTTGCTTTCTCACCAAGGGCAGCATCGATTTTTACCATATTGGAGTTCTCGGTTCCATTCATCTGGTTGCGCCATTCCTGAAAGCGAGTTGAGCTGTCATCGGTCAAATAGAGGTTGTAGTTTGGTGTATTACTCATTTATTGCACCACCCTTTCAACCAAGCAGGATAACAACGACTGGAATATCGCAAGTGGGCACAGACCCATTTGCGGCAATCGTTACAGAACCCGCTGCTTGACCACAGATATACATTTCTGCTTCAGACGCAGCAGAGAGCTGTTCATCGGTAATGCTCTGAGACAAGCCGATAACACCATTCTGCGTTGCACCAAGCCCAGCAATGGTAAGTGTCTGCTGTCCACTCGCCCATCCTGCTGCGGTCAACGTAGCGGTAACAGCATTGCTTGCATCACACTTTTCAGCAAGAGCAGTCAGCATCTCTTCATCATCAAAGGGGAGCTGAGAATACTTCTTTGTACCGTCTCCAACTTTCTTACGAACGCTACCACTGGCTGTATCAACAATGATGATTTCACCATCCAAAAGGATGGGGTCTTTTGCTGTCCAGTTTGCGCTCGTGTCTCGCTTTTGTCTGATTCGTGCATTATATTCAGCCATACAGTAGCCTCCTTATAAGCAAAGCCCCGCCGTGCATAACACACGACGGGGTTGCTTGTGTTTTATTTATGCTCAGATGTTAACAGAGGCGCTGCCACAGTTGAACACAATATAACCGGAAGCCTGCTTCAGCTCGGTAATATCGTGCTCATGGTTGCCAGCAGCCTTGCTGTCCCAATCCGCAACCTTCTCGGCGGAGATGCCGTCAAGCACAGTCTTGTTTGCGTGCTCATGCTGCTTAGTAACAGCGCCGTCCCACGCATCGACCTTATCCTGAGAGATAGTGTCGAGGATAGTCTTGTTATCATGCTCGTGCGCCTTCTGTTCAGCGGCGTCCCACTTTGCCTTATCGCCGGTAACAATCTTGTCCAGCTCAGCCTTGTTCGTATGGCTGTGCGCCTTGCCGATAGCAGACTGCACGTCAGCATGGAGCTGTGCCAGAGTCACGGAACCCTCGGTGAGAGTAGCAGTCACCTTATGGTCAGCGCTGACATCAATCACAATCTGGTCGCCAACCTTGGAGCCAGAAGTAACGTACTCAATCAGGCTGCCAACATTGATGTAGATGTTGTCTTCAGTAGCGTTGGCAAGAACCAGATGCAGGTATGTACCAGCCTCGCCCCATGCACCAGCCTCAGCCTTTGTCTCAACCGTACCGGACTCAACAACCATATCCTTGGGGATATCGATATTCACATCCAGATTGGTAGCCGTCTGCTTGATGTTGTAGCGCTTTGCCACGCCATCCGGGGTAGAAGGAGTGACAGTTACGGTATAGTCGGTCTGAGCAGGAATCTTACTGATTTTCTCATCGACGTAACCAACAACGGTCGTAGCAGTAGCACCTTCGGGCAACACACCGACGCGCTCACCCAGAGCGTCAACGGCAGTTTGCGCATCATCGCCAGCCTTCTTCGCTGCCGCAATTGCTGCGTCCTTACCATCTGCGTAGGTCTTTGCATCTTCCAGCGCCTTAGTCGCAGCGCCAGCCGCGTCAAAAGCGCCTTCGTCTTTATAGGCAGCAGTGCCAAGACCGTGAACCTTCACGTCTTCGCCATTGAACTTGACAGTACCATTTGCAGTGCCTTCAGCCAGCGTATAAACGGTCTCGTCAGGAATAGTGATTGTGCTCACCAAATTCCAAGTAGATGTACCCTTTGCCTGAGAATACAGGTGGAACTTGCGGCTATTGTCCGCATCGACCTCCAGCTTGTACTGGGTATCAGTATCCTGAATCTCGCCTGAGATGTAGTCGGACAGACCCCCAATCTCGTTTGCGGAATAGGTGGGCTTGGAAGCTGCTTTTGCCCAGTCGTACACGTCAGCAGCCAAACCAGCAGTGAACTGCAGCTCGCTGAATTTGTGTGCGCCGTCGCCAACCTTAAACAGAACAGCAGGCTCCTTCGCTACGGCACCAGTCTCAGCCGGAACGACAACAACGGCGACTTCACCGACAAGCAGTTGTGGGTCTTTTTCAACCCACTGTGCGTAGGTGTCATACTTCAGAGAAATGCGGGTATTAAATGTTGTAGTAGCCATAAATGATTACCGTCCTTTTTATGTAGCTTTAGTTAGAGCGGAGCACGAAGCTCCGCTCATTGTGTTTTTAATCAGACAGCGGCATTACCGCCATCGAGAATCAGTGTATCACCATCAGACTGAACCAATTTATTCATGTTAAGGCTATTGACCTCCATGCTTCCGTCTTCAGCGACAGCGACCTTATTCTCTCCGGTGGAACTGGTGACAACACCAGCAGTATCACCAGCAAATGGAATGTTAACTGCCTTCTCAGAGATGTTCAACGCGGCACCAGCCAGCTTGATAATCTCGATGAGGTTCTTGTTTGCGCCCGCTTCAACGCCGCCAAGCTTTTCTTTCTCTTCATCGGTGTAGTCGTTGGCACTCAAGCCTTTACCTGCAACTTTATCAACCTTACCAGCCAGAGCATCAGGGAGACCAGTAACTTTAGCCGGAGCGACCTCCTTAACTTCGAGTTTGCCCTCTGCAGAAACAGTGAACTCGTCAGAAACACTCTTGACGTAATTGGCTTCTGCGCCCTCTGGCAGAGCAACCAACTTTTCCTTCAGCGCAGTCGTAAAGTCCTCGGTAGAGAGCCCCTTACCATCTACCTTGTCAACTTTGTTGGCAATGGCAGTAGCAATAGCTTCGTTCATCTGCTCTGTGGTGGAATAATTGTCGAGGTTTACACTCACATCATCCAGACGAACAACTTCGGTACCTACCTTTGCGTAGATATCGTAGAAGCCAGTGTCGGCATTCATCACGAGATAGAGAACATTATCCTTGGCTTCAGAAGCCGCAGGGACTGCATCAACCTTCGTGAAGCTGGCATGACCGGTCTCGGCGATAGCCGTCTTGATTGCCTCCGCGATTGCAGTAGCGGTCATAGCATCAGTGATACCATAACCTTCAAGCGTGGTAGCCTTATCAGCTTTACCAGTCTGGAGGTTTTGAATGTCCTGTGTATGACCAGCGACGGTATCAGCCAGACCGGAAACGGTGCTGGTATCGGGTGTGTACCACTCAATAGCAGTACCAGCCGCATTGATGCGAGGCTGCTGACCTGCGGTGGCGGAACCAAAGCCCTTCAGAGCGACCTTGCCATCAACAATCTCGATGGACTTGCCATCGCCAAGGACGGCAGAACCGACTGCCTTCAGGGTCTTGTCCGGCTGAATAATGTACAGGTCGGCGGAAGATTCCGTTACGACGCAAACATTTTCGCCATAAAAATAAGTGCCGTCCGAACTACCGACTTCAACAGCGGTAGCGGCGGCAGCTTCAGCAGCACTCAGAGAAGAGAAGTAATAACGTGCGTCCAGAGGGAACGCAGTTTGCGGATTAAATGAAACCGCGAAATTCAGTTTGCCAAAATCAGCCATTATGCGTCACCTCCATATTAGATTGTCACTTTATAGGTGTTTGCAGTATCGTTGGCGTTAGCCATATCCATCACATACACCTTATAGTCGATTGCCTGATAACCGTTCGCACCCTCGACAGAAACGACTGTCTTGGTGAAAGCGGTCTTGACTTCCGCGTTCATACCATTCACGTCCTGCACGGAGCTAACATCACGCAGCGTTGCGGGATACGCGAACACAACGCGAATGGCGCCAACGGGGATTGCGAGGTTGAAGCTGTTGCCAGCCGCCAGAGCCTTACCACTCTTACCGCTAAGACTACGCACAAGTGCAGAGTTCACTTCGCCATCCTTCGCTTCCAGCGTTCCGTAGAAGCTGTTGCGGTAGCCAGTGATTTTGCCTGTCGCCTTGCTCTTATTACCGGCAGCAATTTTACCGGCGGCATACTCATTACCGAGGTTCGTTACAGGAACAGCACCCTCACCGTGAGTCGCAGTAGCCGTAATAGCGTAGCTGGTAGCGTCGCCAACTGTCAGCTCATCGAACGAACCGGAGGCAGTATCCTTGGTAGCAGTACCGTCGGTTACACTCCAAGCGGTAGCAGTAATACCAGTTGCAGGACCGTATGTATAGCTACCCGCGCTCAGAGAAGCGGTGTACGCAGGAGTGACTTTTGAACCAACCTCATACGCTGCAATTTGCTTACAAGTAATTGTCACGGCGGGTTGTGTTGCTGTCGGATTCTTTTCCTTCGCCAGAATGGACGCGAGAACATCCTTAACATTCTTGCCAGATGCGGCAATCGTACCAGAGCCAGAGCTCGGAACGGTCAGAACACCAATGGCAGCAGTGTACGTCAGGTCATCGGCAAAGTAAACATTCTCGGCGCTGTAGTTTCCATCCATCGCAGCCCACACAGAGCCATCGTAGACATAGGCAGTGTAAGAATACTTGCCATCGGCAATCAGAGATTTGACAACAAAGATGTCATCTTTCTCAGCGGTAACGCCAGCCGCAGTCAGAACGCGAGTAATGACATCGTTGTCACTTTCGCCCTCTGCCTTCACGCCTTCATAATGGGCGGCACTTGCTCCACTGATAGCCTTCAGGTTCTCATAAGTGGTAACGCCATCACCAATCTTGAGAGTACCAAGCTCCAAGTCAAAGCAAGGCTCACCAGCGGCAGGTACAACGTCTTTGTTAGCAAGCCAATTTGCCGTTGTGTCACGCCGAACTTGGATTTGGGTTTTCATCGTAGTATTGGGCATAACTTTCCTCCTTCAAAATATTTTTGCAGAATGGTTTCATTGGATACCGTTCGCAGCGCCTCCATCAATCACTTTGACATCGCCAACGCTAATGTCGCCTGCATTAACGGGAGACAATTTCCCGTCAGCAGAAACGATATACGGAACCCAATCAGAACCGTTATGCACTGAAATAATGTGTCCAGCACAATCGTAGGTCTTGACCCACGCTTGCGCCTCGGTTAACGTCTCAAACTGTTTGCGCTCGGAGATATTTTTCATCTCACCATTCGCATCGTAGAAATACAGTTCGGACTCTTTGCTGTCGCTGGTGATAATCAGACTATCTCTCGGGATAGTACCGGAAGCAATTGCAGCGGAAATTCTACCTTTCTTTCCGTAAGCGACTCTCACGCCCATCTCATATCACCTCCGTCAATCAGAATTGAATCACGGCATCTTCGTCCACTGGGTCGTTGCCGCTATTGCTTGTAAAATGGATAACGTCATCACCTTTAACGAGCTTGTCAATCTCCTCTTGGATGGCGTCCATATTGCTCTCCGTGTCCTCTGTCTTCTTCTGCATCTCGTAAATAGCCGAAAGCTGATGGTCGCAGATATAGTCGTCCATGTTCTTGGATTCCTCGACATAAAGCAGACACTCGCCACTCTTTGCGATGGTCGGGTTAGACGGCGTGCCCGAGAAGATTTGAAGCCATGAGCAAACTTCTCCGGGGAACTTTGTCAGTCGGCAAGAAACCGGAAATACATATTGGTAATAGGCTTCTTTGTATTTCTCGCTTTGGCGTTCCAGCCGCACGATGTCAGCTACACCGTCTGCACGGATGTAGCTCAAATAAGGGGTCGCAGTCAGCATATCGATTTCGCCGACCTGCAACGGAATCAGGTAGATGATTTTCTGATTCAAGTTGTCGCCCCTATAAATCGGTTCATTCACAGTGATAACGAGGTTCATACTGTCATCCAGCTTGATATAAATCACTCGCGTCACCTCCGTTCTTTATAGGATAATGTAGTCGATGTCTTCCAGCGCCATATCGTCATAAGTCAGCAGCGTATCTGCGTCCATTTCGTTGAGCAGTCTATGCCGCTTCAAGATTGGCGTGGCTGCTGCTGACAACAAAATGCCACCCTTTTCCGGTGCCACAAATTGTGTGATTTTCTCCGTGATGCCAGCAAGGATTTCGACTGTACTCTGTATTGCCTCATACTTTTTTGCCGTTCCATCTGCACTTGCGGAGAGCTCAATTCCAGATTCGCCGCTACCGAGAGAAAAGTGAATCTCTGTTTCAATGACAGCGGCGGCAATCTGCATAGCTGTCCCCGCCGCAGTATAGAAACGGTAGCAAAGGTCAACGATTTCCGCACTCGGTTCGACCGGAGCATCAATGGTCAGGAAATTTTGTTCTGAAATCTGGCGCACCTTGGTGTCAACTGGAAGTGCCGCCGCAGGGCGGAGAAGACTATTCTTGAGAGACTGGCGCACTTCAGCGTCAATGTTCATTCTCGAACCGCCTTCGCCCAACGACTTGGCAACCATAGCATCTATAGATGCGGCGGTGATTTGCAGCTTGTCTTCAACGCTCATAAACATATTCCGAAGCGTTTGCAAATCATCGTTTGGTGCAATCTCAATGACGGTTGGGACAGGATTGAGAACATAGTGCGTTTGGAACTCCAAATCGATGCCCCAAGTTGATGCCATGTGCAGCCGTTCATTACAGGTCTTAATCATCTTGTCGATATGAGAGACCAGCTCGGAGCCAGTTTCAACAGCGATGAACTTCTGGAGGGTATAGCTCTCAAGGCAACTCTCCAAAATCATACGGTTCGTCGCGGTCAATCCATCACGGAATGGAATGGAGTAGACGATAATGTCGCATTCAGTAAGTCGTTTGTTTAGGTAAATATCAAACTCTTTTGCCATATGCGACTCAACTCCTTATCAGGTGGGGTTCTGAGCAGACAGAGACAGATAGCCTTCCTTGATGGTCATAATGGTTGCAGTCTCAACGCTACGCGGTGTAGAGAGCGTACCATACATCAGGAGATTGCCCTCGCCAACAGTGGCGGAATCGTAAATAACGAAATGGGTAATCGTGCCCCAGCTCGCAGTTGATTCATTGAAGTTAATAGCCTGACTGTTGGTGACAACGCCGTCAACCGGCTCACCAAGGGAACTTAACTTCACACGAGCATAGCCAGCATCTGTGGACGGCTCGTTTACACCAGTACCATTGATAGCAGGGGCGCTGGTGCTCAAGCCAATGTAATAGGTCTTTGGCAGAGCAGGAGACGTTTTCGTGTTGAAAATATTGCCTGCCGCACAATTCAGAAAGTAGGTTGTATTCATAGAATCTGTCCTCCTCTAAAAATGGGCATAATAAAAGCCGGGTGCATACGCCCCGGTTTATTGCCTGATGAAACTCTTGTTGATATTATTGGTAATAAATAAGATGCCTTGTTTGGGAATCTCGATATTGCCGTTAATATCTTTGATAGTGATTTGATAGATGTACTTACCACACAAATCTACCGTGTCCAACGGGTCTAATGTGACCGCCAACACATTTTCTGCGGTGACATCATCGTTAAAATGTGATTCCATTGGCTTCGTAAGAATCGGTACACCTGTCTTGTTGGTAAAGCTAACAATAGAGAAGTTTGCCGTACACCCACTCAGCGCAAACGGCTGGTGGCTCTTATAGAAGTAGGTGTAGAACGCAAAGTCCTGCGTCTCTCCAGCTACGAAGTCAATGGTCGGTAACGTATATGGGCTGTAATCACAGGGCATATAGGTTCACCACCTTTACTTTTTCTTTTCGCCATCTGCTGCGGAAGCCTTTTCGATAGAAGCTTCACCCAGCATAGCGGCAACCTCCTCGATAACAGCAATGCTGCCACTCAGATTTGCAAGGTTTTGTTTGCCGTTTACACTAACTGCGTTCAACGCATTCAGAACAGCGGCAAGTCGATTCATAATCTCGTCTTTCATATGGCTCTCCTTTATATCTTTTGGGTAAATAAAATCGGGAGCGGAACACCATAGGATGTGCCACTCCTTACAAAAGCCTTCGGGTGCTTTTCAATCGTGGAGTTATTATGCTTCAATTGCTTGAAGTTTCTGTTCGAGCTCGTCAATACGCCGGTACAATCGCTGAATCATGTAAGTGTTCAGGGAAATGAATTCTGCATAGCGCAGAGAATACTCGTCTGTATATTTTGAATGTGCATCATTCAGCCCGGAGCACTTTACTAATCCAGCAAAATCCTGCGTACTAAGACCACTATCACGCAATGCGTCTTCTACTTCTTGCGCGATAAAGCCAGTATGGAACCTACCACTTCGACCAGAATTAAACCGATAGACGCTCGGCTGCAAACGCATAAAAAATGGGATGTACCTGTCTAAGTCGGACGAGATATTGTTTTTCAATCGCCTGTCCGAAGAGGTATCTATATCCGTACTTGCAACAATACGGGTACTTGTGACAACAAATGATTCACCATCGGATTGCATACGGACACCAGCATTTGTAGCGATAAAATAAAACTCCTCATTAGACCCATACATTTTAGCACCATAGGTGTAACGACCAGTACCGTCAGAACCAAGTGCACACTTGAAGCCACCCCAATCACTGCCGAGAGTTATAATATCAGCATCAATAGTACCAGAGCGGATGTAATTTGCATTGATATATAGCCTGTTCGATGTTGAATCGCTAAAAATGCCAAACCGCGTGCTTCCGTTAGTAAGCATATTGAAGATATCTTTGTCGCTCAATGCATTGTCGTAGGCAGCCTGCAAAGCGGTGTTCGCCAAGTTGTATGCATCACCTGCATTTGAGTTCGCGGTGTTTGCAAGGTTGTAGGCGGTATTAGCTCTCTGATATGAGCTGCTATTTCCAACGTTTGATTCTGTGACAGAAGCCCAGTTGATTGATGAACCAGCAGCCATTGTGATGCTACCTCGAACAGAAACATTACCATTGGCATCGACTGTAAAATTGCCGTTTCCAACATTCAGTCCATTGAGATTGAGGTATCCAGCAGTGAACTCATAGTTGCTATTCATCATGGAATTGCCAGACTTGTCCTTGAACGATGCGCCAGACACGACACCTTGAAACGTACCGCTCTTTGCATACATATCGCCATTCTTTTTTACCCAGAATTTCGCAGATGCGGGAGCGGCTGCACCAGCCCACATTGCATAGGCAGAGTTAGCATTTGTGCCAGAACCGTTCAGAGCAATATAGTCACTTCCACTACCAGCGTGGAGGTAGTCATCTTCAATAGTGAAGCCACCGATTTTACCGGAAGTAGCAGAGACCTTGCCACGGATGTAGACGCTGCCATCATCGATATCGAGATAGAAATTTGCATTCTGAGGCATCCCGTCATCGTCGAACAGAATATTATCACGGCTACGTCCAAGACTAATAAATGACGGATAAACAGTTGTGCCATCTACGGAGTACAGGTCACCTGTGCCTGCGGCAATACCATACATAGGGTCAATGAGAATCTTGCCGCCGTTGTCCTTTTGGAGAACAAACGTGGAGTTGTTCAACCATGCGCCGCTTGAGTCCACCTTGAACTGCATGACACCGTCGTCGGTCTCATTCTCAATAACAAGATTGTTGCCAACAATAAGCTTACCGCCGATAACCTCTGCGTTCACACCAAAGTACGTTCCAACCTCGTCGGACGCAAACAGACCAATAGCAAGCTTTGCGGTCGCCCAGTTATCGTCGGTCATAGCAATCATGCTATCTACAATGCGAAGCTGATACTTGGAATCACCTCCGACATGGATACCACTACCGTTGATAACAACACTCTGGTTCTTGGCGGCAATAATTGTATTGACTGCCGCATCCAATGAGCTCTTCATAAACTTCGAGACTGACGCAGCTTGATTTGCAGCCTGATTATACAAATACTTGTTGGCATCGAAGCTGCGGCTGGTAGAGTAGCTGGTCTCTACCATATCTTTCAATGTATTGACATAGTCTTTTCGCTTAAAACGATTTGAGAAGACAACCGAGAAATTGCTGTGCTTTTCAAAATCTAACTCAAACTCGATGATATATGGCGTGATTGTCTGCTTACCGCCGACGTTGAGATACACGCCCTTACCAAGCTCCAAGCGGTTTCGAAACGGCGCGAATTCTTGGGCAAATACGAAGTTTGCAGAGTCAACCGAAAATTCATATGTAGGTGTAGCCAAATCTGCAAGAACATCCAGCGCGTAGTCATACAGTTCCAACTGCACAGAGTATTTTTGGTAATCACTGACATTTGCTGTCAAATACATAGAGCCAGTGCCGCAGACAAACGAAATCTTGCTGCCTTCCCGTGTAGTTACCTCATCGATGGTCACATCTCTAATGTCAGATGAAAAAGATGACAACGAACCGACAAGCGTGATTGTGCCGCTTGAAGCCTTTGTCGTATTGACAGTGATTGACCCTGCGTACAAACTCAGCACATACTGGTTGTCTGAACCAACCTCCAGTGTGCCACGAATAATATCGCCAGTGATATTGTGGCTTCCACTGAAAGCAAAGTTGCCACCAGAAAGTACATACATTTTCTTTTGAAACTCGTTGGTCAAATCGACCTCAGAAATTGAAGAGGCATCTACGGAAACTCTTTCGTTTACCAGTGAGTAGGAACTACCAGATACAGTCGTATCAACACTCGTGGCAACAAAAGTGTCTTCGGTAATATCCTGCTCAATAATGTACTTGCGCAAAATTGCATACTCTTCTTCTGAAAAAAACTTACTGATAGACAGTTCGTTGACAACAGCTTGAATCTGCTCTGCATACGGCTTGATGTTCGCTTCAAGCGCAGCAATCTCATCTTCTTTTGCCGCAATCTCAGCCTTCTTCGCGGCAATCTTCTGGTTGATTTCATCAAGCAACTTCTGCTGGTTAGCCTTACCGGTTGATGTGGTTTCCATTGCAAGCGCCTGAATCGTAACGCTTTGCTGTGCAGTAAGCGTATCAAGCTCACCCTTCAAATCCGCGAGTGCAGCTTGCGTTGCAAGTAACGTGGAAGATGCGGATGCCTGTAACGCTACCAACCCTTTGTAGTATGTTTGGCGATTAAGGACAGTACGTTGCCATGCTTCCCACTTTGCAGCAAGGGCATCAGGAAGGTCACCGTTCGCAATGAAATAGCTAAGGTCGTAAATCCAGTTGGAGCCGATGGGGTTGACCTCTCGGATATCTACATCATCACTACCATACGGTCTGATTGCAGTAACCAATTCATCGGTAACCTCTTCGATATCAAGGCTCTCAACCAAATTATCAAAGTCCAGATAAATGGGGAGTGTCTCTAATTCGATATCGGCGTCATAGACATTGATACTGCGCTCATAAGGGTCAAACACGAACACACAGCGGAACTTGTCTTGGCAGTCGCCATACAGGAAGGACATAAGGTAATCGTCATACCCATCGAATGTACGATAGCGCTGGGCAACAGACGGAGCAACATAGCCCATATGCCAACCATCGGCAACCTCAAGGACTCTACCGATGATAGTGTCCGGGTCGTTATGGTTTGTCTGATTGAAGAATTTGAATGTACTACCGTCATCGCCGTCTTCAAGGAAGAATTTCTTTGTGTCGAGAACTTTTTCCAAAGAGTAGCACTGAACGTGTTTCACATCGGAAATACCATCAGCGCTTGTTGTCGGGTTCATAACAACGTAGATACCATAGTGTTCGGTGTAGATGACCTTATATCCAACAAGCTCGTCATAAATCCAGTTCTTCTCGCCATCAAGGATGGCAGGAACATCGAATGTCATTTCGCTTGGTTCTGCAAACTTGACGGACAGCTTTAGGTTATAGACACCGGGGATAACTCCAATAGTCTCCTCATGCATCGTCTTCAGGACGAGCGTAGGCGTTTCGGGCGTGCCGTTTTTATCAAACGCCAATTTGGAATAATCAAGATACAATCCGCAACACCTCCTTATCCTGCAACATTGTATAAGAACCTGCCAGAGATGGTCAGTACGCCATCACCGGTTACTTTGATATTATTGTCTCCGTGAACCAAGCGGAAGAAGTTGAGATTGAATCCATCGTATAGGTTGTAACCACTTGAGAGCTCTTGAATGATGCCGTTGCTGTTGTTGACGAAAATAGATGCACCGCTTGGAATGCCAGTCAACTTGAACTCTCGGTTGTCATCATTCAGATTTACAAGAGACAAAGTTCTTGTGCTGGATGCAGGTGCGAACGAAATCTCAGGCTTGAGATATTCACGCACCGAGCTTTCGTTGCGGAACAGAATGGTAGTCTCACCGGAAATCGTGTACTGCTTTTCAAACGGGTAGCTATACGCATAAGGGCAATCACATTGAATGGTCGCCTGAAATGCGACGGGTAACCATCCATGTGAGATGGGGGTCAACTCAGTGACCATGCAGCGAAATTGAAGCTGCTCCATATCCTGTTGCCCGATGGAAAGCCACTTGTACTCTTTGCGTCCAGTCAACCAATAAGCGATATCTTCAAGCTCATACCGGTCGAGCTCGCGCTCGGCACCAAAAACCAACTTGAATTCAAGTGGCTTGCTGTGGTAATTCGTCCCAAAGTAAATTGGCTGAATCCGATTGTTTGTTCTTGTTTCGACGATGGATGCTTTGTTACCAAAGCTCACATCGCTTTGACCTCTGCCACCAATGTCATAGACCATAAGCCCATACATCGCAGAGGACTCTCCGTCAAAAGTAAACTCATAACAGTTAAACATGGTTTACCGCATCCATCTCCTTTCATAAAATATCAGTGGGAGGGAGACAGAAGCTCCCTCCGCACCGTTAACGTTTGATATTCAGTTGTTTGATAACATCATTGGTGAACTGCCGATTGATTTCACGATGTTTCTCAACCGTTTCTTCATTTGCTCCATAAATGATAACATCGCCAAAGGATACGCTGGGTGCCTGTGTGTTATTGATTGGAGCGAAAGCAGAAGCAGCCTTCGTAACATCACCTTGCATCTGACCGAACATACGGCTCATATCCGTAAGGGTGAGCAACTTGCTAAGCTTGTCCGACAGTGCGGTAGTGAAATCAATAATGCGATAGAGACCGGCTTCTTTCTTCGCATCGAGAACCGCCTCACCCTTTTCGAGGACAGCGAGAATCTCATTTTGCTTTAGAGTCGGTTGGTCGCCTGCGATACCACCAGTGTGGTAAATGTACTTACGATACTTCTCATAAAGAAGTGCACCACCATCCACATACCACGTTCCATTTTGGCGGTAAGCATTTACGCCGTACTGACCGAGCATTGCGCCAAGGGTCAGATTGCGCTTGTCGAGCCGCGCTTTCTCTTCCTTACTGGCAGTATGGTGCGCTTGGCTATTCGCATACATCTCCTTGATGATAGCATGAATCATTTCCTCGTTGGAGGAACTGTTGTCATATGTCGTTTCACCAACAATGTAATTTGAACCAGCGCCATTTGCAGCATCGATATCAGCGCCAATGCTATTCAATGCATTGACGTAGCTTCCATATCTCTGTGCGGCAGCTAAGGCATTTTCCCAAGCTGTCGTGATAGTGCTGCTCAGTTCATCGCCGTATTGATAGTTCCAAGCAATTAGCTCATCATATAATGAGCCCCAGTTTGACTGGATATATGCAATAGCCATATCATACAGCTTCTGATAAGAAGAGATGCTGTCCTCAAGCACTTTGATTTCTGCGTTTTTCTGCTCCTCATACGCTTTCTGCATATTGTCAAGTGCGCTTTTCTGAGCATCTACCGCATAATCTGACTGGGTGTCAGCAAGCTCTTTCTGGAGCTGAGACATTTCCTCTTCGAGCTTTGCCTTTTGCGCCTGTGCATCGCGGCTGTCATCTAAGGAAAGCGCATTGATACGAGCCTGCAATTTAGCGAGCGCCTTAACCTTCTCTGCTACCTTGTCTTGGTAATCTGCTTCCGACTTTGCAGCCTCCAAAGCTTCTTTGCGCAAAGAAATAATGTCAGCGTAGGCATCTTTCATATCCTCAAGCGCATCAATCTGGTCGTTGATACGTTGCTTGAGCATATCCATAACATACTTCAAGATGTCATCGAGACCATCTTTCATGTTGTTTAGTTCCTCTGCCGTTTTACCGGCAGTTTGACCGATACCACTAACGGCACTATCAGCCAAAGAACGAATTGCATTGATGTTATGGAGCGCAGCTTGATATTGGTCATCGTCCAGTCCAAGCAAGGCGAGGTTGGCGTACACCAATCCCCAAGTGGCGTTCGTAGCCTCTGTAGTGGCGTACAGAAGGTTGTTCAGGTCTTCAATGGAGTTCTCCTGCAATGCAAGGCGGAGACGCTCGACATAAGTCATAGCCTGATTGAGAGCTAATTCTTGCGTCTTTGCAGCAAGCACCTTATTGATGTTCTCTTCGTTGATAACCAGCAACCCGTTTTCATCCATGAGGTATTGCATATACTGCGCACCCAGTTCGATAATAGACTGCAGGGTATCAATCGTGATATATCCGTTTGCGGCATATTCATCGGCTGCATTATGGAGCGTCTCATACACATTTTGGTATGCATCGACAACATCGCTTGCAGCAGTAACAATCTGCTTTAAGTAATCAATAATAGATTGCTTTGCAGATTTGATGTCAGCCTTTAACGTGCGGAGAGAGGAAGCTCCCTCTTGGTTTGAGTCATTAAGAGACTCCATCGTATCGATGAGCTCTTCGGTTTTCTTCCTGAGTTCGTTAGTCTCTTCCTGAGTAGCACCATAAAGCTCGTTAAGGTGCTCCATGTTATGAACCATGAACTCGTTGGTCGTAGCGTCATAGCTTACACTGAATCCAAGAGCTTCGAGTTCTGCCTTGCCGTTGGCAATGGTTTCACTACGAAGACTGTTCAGATTTCCAAGCGCATCCGCTTCATCATTGTAAACATTGATAAGTTGCTTTGTGAGCGCAATCTTCTCTTCTTCTGTATCTGCATACTCAATCTGAGACTGTAACTTGGCAAGACGCTGCTGGATAGACTCCAGTCGCTTCATTGCTTCGTAATACTCGTCAATGTCAGCAAGATATTCTTCGACCTCTTTGCTGGAACCACCGCTACCACTGCTGCCCGAGCTGCTTTCAAAGCTCTTGAGCGGGGCGTTCTTCAGCGCTTGGAGTGCAGCAATCTGACCGTCAATTTGAGCAATTGCTTTTTCATAGGAGGAAATATCTAATTCAAGCTGTGACACATAATCGTCCAAGCTAACAGACGTTGCTTCATAGTTATAATCCGTCCCTTTGAAATTGCCTTTGTACAGGTCAAGACTGAGACCGCCTGTTTGGGTTCCGTCTGTTCCACCGAAGATACTGGAGCTACTACCAGCAACTTCACCGCTTCCCATAGCAGCAATAGCCTGAGCTGTTTCATGCGCCTGCGCAGCAATTTCAGAAATGCTATTGCAAGAATTGCTTGCGTTAACAAAAATGGAGTGTGCCATGTTATATGCTGCTTTGGCAGCATTGTCATCCATGTTCTCAAAACACTCTTTTGCAACGCGGGCAAATTCTTCTTCATTACCAGCCATAGCCGCAGCAGCAAGAGCATACGCTTTCGACTCCTCAACGCCCATTTCAATAAGCGCTGCCGTCAAAGCGTTACCAGTATTGATTCGATACTCTGCTACTTCTTTGGCAATCTGACCTTCGCCATCGCCTACGTTTTTGGCAAGCTCAAGTTGTGCTTGCGCACTTTCCATCTTTGCTGTCAGAACAGCCTTATCCGCTTCGAGCTGCGTAATCTGACTGTCAATCTGAGCATCCAGTTCAGCCTTTTTGCCAGCAATGAACGAGTTGACGACATCTGCGTTTAACGTGAGCTGCCCGTCTGCCGCGACGGTGGCATTGTTCAGAATTTCAGGATATACAGACGCAAACTCAAGTGCCTTGTCCAAAGACATTGTGAAGCCGTCGGCAACCTGATTCTGCAAATTAGCGAGAGTTTGGAAAGAGTCAGAAACGGAGTTGATTGTGTTAGAAATCCGAGAGAAGTTGTTCAGCGCACTCGTGTAAGCATCGAGGTCACCAGTAATGCTGCCGTACAAGCTGCTATAAATCGCAAGCTTTCCTTGGTTTTCAGCAATCTTTAGGTTGTTCTCTTCGATTACACGGTTATTCTCTTCGATTTCCGCACGGTATTCACGAGCAGCATTTAACCGCTCCGTACCAGCGCCACCATCGCTGCCGTATTGGTCATAGTAATCTTCGCCGCTCTTTGCCTGTTCGTCAAGAAGGCGATTCTTCTCTTCAAGGGCAGCGTTTTGCTCCTTGAGGGATTCAGTCTCCTTCTCAATTTCAGCCATCTGTTCTTGCATCTTGGCATTGGCGTTTTCCATCCAAGCCTCAGTGTTAAGTTTAATAACACCGTTTTCCTCATACAGATAGCTGAGGTAGTCATCGTTGGCAGAGGCAAGTGCCTCGATAGTGTCAGTTGACAAACCTGCACCAGTAGCCATATCTGCCTGAGCTGCATCTAATGCGTCATAGGCGGCTTTTAGTGTTGATACCGTGTCAGTTAATTTTTCGAGCTTTGCTGTATATGGAGTAAATGGGTCTTCCGATGCAGCGGTTTCTGCCGCTTGCGCTAAGAGGTCAGAGAAACCACTATCCGAGAGCCAACCATTGATAAGGTCGGACAACGAATCGCTTCCATCGTCAAAGTTGAACATATCACCAATCGTTTGATTAAGATATGTTCTAAACTTTTCAAGCTCTTCAACCGTTGTCGGGATACCATTCTGAAGAACGTAGGTCGCTGATGTCTCGTCATAGATGGATTGGACATATGTATCAACAGAATCTTTGAGCAATCCGGTCTTTTCAATTACTGCATCATAGATTTCATTGCCAGTTAAGTCTTGCCGGAGCAACTCTGCCTTGAGGTCAAGCAACGTATAATAGTAGTCAACAACGGCATCCATGTTAGAATGGTCAACATTCCAATCAACCGGTTCTAACACCAACTCTGTTGCAGCTAAACCATAACCAACAGACGAAACCTTTTCACGCAAATAGTCACTGGCAATCTTCTGCGCAGCTTCTTTTGCTTTAACATATTCCTCATCCGTCCACGCATCTTGGATGTTATAAGAAATTTTGGAACCATCCCAACCAGACCAAGTTTCACTTTGAAGTTTCTTCTCAGCAGCCACACGTTTTTCTTTTGCTGCAAGTTGAGCCTCTTCAAGTTCTTTCTTAATGGCACCATCTAATGCCTCGGTATAATCTTTGGTGCCCTGCGTCAAACCCTCCAACGCAACAGCTTTATCTCCAAGAGCACTGGTTACCTTGTCAAGGGCGGTCTTAAAGGATGCTTCTTCGCTTTCAGTAAGGTCTGTGCGATTTGCGTACTTCTCGTACTCAATATATGCAGCCTTCACTGCATCTGCATTTTCAATTGTCGCTTCTGTGCTTGCGATTGTAGACGCAGCTTCTTCAATCCGCTTGGTACGAGCATCCTCGATAGCGTTTTTGATTAAAAGAATTGCGCCTATGGCTGCGGCAATACCAGCGACCGCAATCTGAGCGGTAGACGCTGAAATGCCAAGTGTTTTTAGCGCGACAGATAGGCGAGACGTTCCGGGGATTGCAAGCGCAGTCTGACTATTCATCGCCTTGATAACAGCCGGGAGTTGCTTAAACCCAGTAACAAAGGTTGAAACGGCGGAAGTCACCTTCGCCAGTGCACTGGGGATTGTTGTAACAAGGAAAGTCTTTATGGCATCAGCTTTAATCGTGGCAAGGATACCGACTGTAACATACAGAACGGTATTCAATCCACCGACTTTATCAATCACCTTTGCCAGCACATTAAGTACATCAAGCAGCCCAGTACCCAACTCGATGACCTGCTTTACAAAATCAGAGTCAATGAGGGTCATAGACAGCTCTTCAAACGTTGCCTTGAATTCAGCAATCTTACCGTTGATGCTGTCAAGATATTTTTCGTTTTCTTTCAACGCAGAGCCAGCAGAATTTGCCGCTGTTTTAACGACATCTTCAGCTACGTTGAAGTTCTCAAGCATTGATGAAACAACGTTGGCGTTTCGTTTGCCACCAATCTGTTCCAAAATATTTGCTTGTGTGATATCGGTAAGCTCGCCCCAGACACCCGCCAACTCTTTCATAATCTGATAAGTAGATTTGAAAGTGTTCTCGTCAATCTGAATATCAACCTTACCATTTGTGAGCGCCAGAAGTTCCTCGCGGAGCTCTGATACGCTATTCGCCATACCCTCCGTACTCTCTCCAGCTTCTTCTGCCTCAGTCTTTGCTGCGCGGAGATACATGGAAACGGTCTTCATTGTCGTACCGACAACGTCAGCGTCTTGGACAACGCTGTTTGCAGCAGTAATGAGGGCGATGCTTTCGTCTAAGGTATTGTTACCGGCGGCGAGCGCAGAGGCTGAACGCCGCAACGCTTCGCCAACGCCCTCTGAGGAAATGGCAAAATTGTTACCGACCTCGTTGAACTTATCAACAATGCTTATAGCATTTTCAGCCTCAATGCCAAATGCCTTCATTGTTGAAATAATACTTTCGGATGCTTGGCTAACATCCTCAATGCCATCGCCAACGTTTTTATACACCAACGCCGCGTCAGCTAATTGTGCAGCTTCGTCCAGTGTATAGCCAAGGCGAGCAAAATCAGCAGACGCTGTAACTGTATCAGCAATTGTTGCACCGAGCTTTTTCGCACGAACAGATGCATCATCGAGATATTTAGCATATACGGTGCTCGTTTCATCTGTGACTTTCTTCAGCTCAGTCATCGCTGTATCAATGTCAATAACAGCAGAAACCATCTTCTTTAAGGAAGAATAGAGCTTCATAACAATCTGAGAAACAGTAAGCCATGACGTAAACTTGGCAGCAAGACCACCAACACGCTCGCTCAGTGTCTTAGTATTTTCACCGGCACTCTTAATGGCATTTGATGACTCAGCAAAAGATGTCCGCAAACCAGCAAGCCTGCGTTGGAATTCATCAACAGAGATTTCTCCACGCTCAAGCTGACCAAGATATTCTTGCAGGTACACCGTACCCTGCCGAATGTTATTATAGTGTTCGCTGCTCCGTCCGCTTTGCGCAGCAGTCCAATCCTGCTCCGCTTTTTGCATTTGCGTAAGAAGCATAACACCCTGTTTCATAGCGGCGTTTTTCCTGTTTTCAGCCGTTACTGTTGCATCATCCGCAGCCTTTGCTTCACGTTCCGCCTGAACCTTTGCCTGTGCTGCTTCGGCAGTAGCCTCTCGTTCTTCATTGATTCGTTGGATGTTTACAAGGATTGCAGCCGCTTCATCTTCAAGTGCCTTTCGGCGCTCATTGCTACCATCGACACCTTGGAGACGGAGTGTCTCGAACTCAACCTGCCACGCCTTATATCTCTCAAGCAGTGCAGTAACCTGAGCAGCCTCTTCTGCAGTTGCTCCCTTGCTCAAAGACCCAAGACCAGTATCAATCTTCTTGGATTGCTTTTTCATTGCAGCAATCTGAACGTTGAACTCCGCCATCTTTCTGGCGGCTTCATCTGTTACTGTTGCGGTTTCTTTTATCTTACTCTTAACCTCTCCAATGCCTTCTGCAGTCAGCGTAATGCTTGTCCCTTTATCAAGGTTGAGAGTATTGATGACGGTGTTTAGCTGGCGTCTAAAATCAGCAATGGCACCGGCACCGATGTTAATCTTTGACAAGTTGACATAAAATTTGCCGTTCTTACTAATTGCATCAAGCTGTTTGCGGATTTGCTCACCGAATGATTTACTATCCAGTTTGGCTTCGAGCTTGATTTTACCCATGATTTCGTTGAGTTCTTTGCGGATAAGAGCTTCGCTGTCACCATCTGCACCGCCACGGGCAACTCCAATTAGTAACCGTACATCTGCGTCCATTGCCATCGTTCATCACCGTCCTTTATGAAGAAAAGGCTTGGCATAAAGCCAAGCCTTTCAAAATTATTGTTCATATATATCTGCCGCAATTACGGCAGTAATATTGTATTCGGAACCATAGTTCCCGTTAAAGTCGCTGATTGCCTGTTGAATAAACTTCAGTGCATCTCGTTCTTTTTTGCTTCGCACCCACGCATAGTTATCGTTGTACAGCGAGTGTCCAATTGCCGCACCAGATGGTGAATGGTTGTCCCACCAACCATACACATAGTTTTGCGCATGGTATCCGTTATTGAAAAGGGCAACGATGTTGTTGATGCCTTCGTACCCCAAATCATTGTCGAGAGAGTCACGATGCAAATCACCCTCAAAGTATAGAGGAATTTCGAAACCTTCTTCAGTCTGAATTATAGTTCCGCTACTACTCATTCCTTCAATGTGCTTCATAACCGAATCCGGTAGGTCGTAGCTCTTTGCTGTCATTTGAAGAACTTGGATAAACTTTGCAGCGGCTTCATATATGCGCGTCTCAGGTATAACCGAATCGCCTGCGGCAGTTTTCTTAACACCGTTCCGATTATATTCTTCCAACTTGTTTTGGAGGCGAGATTGCCCTTGTGGGGACTTAATCCATGCGTTCAGTTTGCTCGACAGACTCATCGGCATCACCCTTCATCTGATTCGTATATGCCTTGACAAGACGCTCTTCGCTGAATTGACCATCTGCCATAGCGGATGTCAGCTTCGAGATATCGTCTGGCGTAATGTTGGCAAACATAGCCTCGGTCTTTTTCTGCAGTTCAGTAAACGCAGAAACAACCTCATTCATCTGACGCTCAATAGCGGCAATATTGCTCTCACACAGATAGCTAATCTTTTCAGAGATGGATTCCAGAATATCGTCGAGCTGTTTCTGGTTGATGTGCCGAATCACAACGTCAACTGCATCCGTGTTATAGAGCAAAGAATAGCGGTGCTCTAAATTATCGGGAAGGTTGAAGTTGGCGTAGCGAGTCAAGATGTTGCTCTTTACAACGAACTCCTGCAACTCTGGCATATAACCACCAGTCGTATGAAAGCAGCTTGACACCACATCGTCAACAAATGCCAGCGCCTCCGAGAAAGAGAGTGTGTGCTTAATTTTCACCTCATTACCAAACCACTGTTCTGTCGCAATATCCACTGCCTGTTCTTTAAGCACCTTATCCAGAGATGCGATTGAAATTTTCTTTTCCGACTTAGCCATTATCTGGTTCCTCCTTTTTGTTCTTGTTGCGCTTTGCTTCTTTGCGCAATTCTTTTACCACTTCGTACTCAAGCCAACCGCCCCATTTTTGAACATAAGTAATCCACTTATAGTCAATGTCTGGGTATATGTACCAAAACAGTTTACGTTTTAGCTTTGCCACACTATCAGGGCACCCCTTCGTGTCTACTACTTCAATGTGCCCATCGGCATATTCTATATAAAAATCAGCAACATAAATGATTGGCAAGACCGTCTTACCATTGTGAGTGTACTTCGGTTGCAGCTCATATTTTTTCTGTAACTCAAAATAAGTTACTTCGCCGCTTTCCACTGCGGGACAAAGTACATCCCTGTAGTATTTCATTTCAAGCTGGCTGTCGAATACGATATTGTTGTAAGTTCGTTTTTCTTTATCTTTATCTACGTTAAACTTGCTCCGCTCCATAGCGCCTCCTAACAGAGAAAGGGAGGGCAGATTACTCTACCCTCCCATTTTGCTTATTCGATTTCAGCAGGCGCCTCATCCGACAGAATCTCTTCTGCGACCTGAAGCTCAGAAACAACAGGTTCGGCAACAACAGGCTTTTTATGCTTGTTCTTCTTCCGCGCATCAACAATGCCTCTGGATTCATTTATCTGCTGGAGATAAATACTTCCACACTCGGGAGAACACGCTACCTCTTGCCACCGGAACACGCCTGCGGCTCTATTTGCGCTGCGGCAGGCTTCATACTCCTTGCCACAAACGCGACATCTCTTGACCGCAGTTGCCATGTTTACCACCTACTTTCTTTAGGCAACATCCTCAGCGTTGGAACCAAAGATGGTGTAAGTCCACAGAGCGCCGCTGGTGCCGCAAGCACCGGACAGAGACTCAGCCTCAAACGCATGGACAGTCTGGTTGTCGCCCATCTCGAAGCTGAACTCGCCATTGAAGTCAGCCTTGGGGATGTAGAACTGAATGCGGTACACATTCGCACACTTATCCTCGGCAAAGGCATCAATGTACAAAGCGCACTTGCCAGAATAGTGGTCGCTCAGGTTCTCCAAAACGTCAGCCTGAATTTGGCGCATATAGAACACGACGATTTCGGTGTTATCTGCAATGTCACCTTCCTTGAACGCAAGAGCCTTGGTCTCGGGGTCGTAAGTAAACACGTTCTCCGCCACAGCAGCACCCTGAGTCAGAGTGTTGCCAAGGGTGCCATCGCTGTTCTTGACATAGACAGACTCAATCTCATTGCCAGTCGTGCCAACTGCCTTATAAGAAGTAGTAGCGGCATTGCTGGAAACAGTGATATAGTCAGTCCACTTGACGGTGGTCTTCTTGTTCTCAAACTCGCTGCCGACCTGCATTTCGAGCAGACCGCCAGAAACCAGACCATTGGTACCGCTGACGGTGACAGCCTTATTCTTCTTCAGAGAGTTCAGCTTGCGACCCTGCTTACCGGTGATGTCGGTCTTTTCCTGAGTCTGAGCGATAGTTGCATTCTGCAGCTCGTCCAGAGTGAACCTGAATGCACCAGTCACGATGTCAAATGCATTGATAGTCTCAAGGCTGGTGATGGTGATATCATTGATATTCATTTAGACATTCCTCCTATTTGTGAGTTAGCCAATTCAAATCATCTTGGCTTAGGTCTTTCGCGCTGACCGTGCCAGCATAGATGCCGTGCATCTTGTTGTCATAGTCAATTTTCTTGATTACTTGGCGCACGCTCTCATTGAACTGATAGATAGAGAGTTCTCGTGTCCCCTCAAATCCATAGTGGTACTGTTCTGTGTTAACAAGGGCGACAATCAACTCTTCAAGCTGAGAATCGGTTGTTCGCATACCCCTACGACGCAGCTTCTTTCGCATACGCTCAATCATATATTCTCTCGCTTCGCCGTTTGCTGGCTTGCGATTATCCTTTTCAAGGTGGTGGATTTTCCTAAGAGCCACGGCAATCTGCCCATGCAGAGCACGGTCGATTCGTACACCGGTTGCCTTGTTAACCAGAATCACATTTCCGTTTTGCGGATTGATTGCAGGTTGGAATGGCTTTAGGTCAAAGTCTCCAAAAATTAGTGAGGTGTCCTGTTCTTTTAAGGAGTTAAACAAGAGGAGAAAAAGCTCCCACTCGTTAATGGTTGTGAAATCAATCCCGATATCATCAAGCTGTACCATCATATCTATGGGCATAGCAGTGAGCATTGACACCATGCTGTAGTAGTTATCCTCGTTTTCCAATACTTCACCAACAGTCGGAATCATAACCCGAATATAGTCATTTATTGGGTAGTCTTTTTGATACAGTAAATGACGTGTCGGCATTATCCATTTTTCCTGTTGGAGGGAACTGGCTTGCCGGTCGGTAATGTCCGATTGAAGTCTTTTGCTTGGAACGTGAGGACTTTCCCCTGATAATCTGTGATTGGAGCAAAACGTTTCACAGCGTATAAATCCAACTCACCGAGACCGTAGTATCGACTGCCATTAACAGCCTTTGCAATCTCGGAACACAGTTTATCAGTACGAATCCCACCGCCGGTTTCTTTTGGTAATCTGAGCTTGCTCTTGTGGCTAAAGACCCAGATATATAAAACCGGAATCAGAAAAGTCTTATTTACAGACTTTTGGATGTCAACATCGCAGCAGATAAAGGTCTGCCCGTGCTCAATGGTTTCTGGAATGTACTCATATGGAAATACCTGCTTATAAACGAGGTCTTGAACATCGTTGACTGGTTTGCAGTCATCGGCAAGGAGCCGCACGATTTCCTCGTTCGTCAAGAGGTCATTCATCAGTTGGTTCTTATAATCGAAAAACTCTTCCAGTTGCATCAGAACCACACCTTCTTTCCATCAGGTACATCTGGCGTATTGCCACCGGACGGAGTATCTGGCTCGTCCGGTTTCTCTTTCGGGAAATGGTCATAGTAGTTTGCAATATGAAGTTCGATGTTATCGCTGTCTTCCGTATTGCACTCCGTAAGAACGAAGTTAAGGACGCCCTCTCCGTTATAGCTTCCACCGAGCTTAAACGGTTTGGTGAGACGATAAGCAAGGACGTTCTTCGAATCATAGTCATCAATCAAAAAGCGATTGTTGCGATTTAACTGAATGGAATACTCGTCCTTAGCAAGTGTTAGTGAAATTCGTGAATCACCGCGCACAACAATAAAATCGTTGTCGCCGTATTCACCGGTCAGATATTTCGTGCCATCCTCAATGACACACCACCGTTCAACGACGGTGTCGTCTTCCGCAATCCAACGAAGCAGATAGTTGCACTGCTTCATTGTGCCTTTCGTGTACAGTTCGTTATTGGCATCTTTCTCGGTAATCAGCCAGTGATTGCCCATCCATTCGACCAGACCGCCGTGCGGCAAATCTTCTCCGGGCATCGTACACAGTGTTTTCAGATTAAGGTTGTCAGAGTTAATGACAGCCATATTGCGTACAGTACCGTTTACGGTCAATTGATGGTACGAAAGGCTTGCAGGGAGCTTCGCGCTTAAAAACGCTCGTTCTCGCTGCAAAACAGAGTCGCGCTTTGTGATGCCGTGAGCATTGATTCTGGAACGGTATGTGTTCCAAGGGTTCATTTTGACACCTCCTGCGGCACGGCATATCGTGATTTCAATTTATTGCAAATTGAAATTGCACGGAACACCTCACGCTTTACCACCGAAACTTCGCAAGATGGATTATCGATGAGGTATTGCAGGATGGCAATCAAAGACAGGAACAAGGGGTCTTCGTGGATTGCCTCAATGAGCTCCTTACAACCAAGCAACTCCGCCTGAAGACTTCTCATATAGGTATCCAATGAACTTTCTCCGCTTTCCTTGATAGGAAGAATCTTAAAGAAAAGATTGATGAGGGTGCGGAAATAATTATTCAAGACCATAGCGTCCATCGGCACGCCAACCGTGGTCTGAATCATCATAAGTGCAAGTCCGTTAAATCCCCGTGATTGTACGAATACTCCCTCATCATATTCGTAAAATCTTTTCGAGCGGCTGCATATGCGTTGCCGATACGCATGAGCAACTCTGCGGGAGAATAGGTGGTAAAGTCTTTCGTGTTCAAAACACTTTCCAGACTTTCCTGCTTGTATGTATAAGGTTTCATCCACTGAACAAGCATACCTTCAGAAACGATGTCTGCAATCTCATCCAAATCTTCATCGGGGATGTCCACATCAAACTCTCGAATGATGTCATCGCCGGTTGTGGATAGGTCATACTTGCAAATCTTTCGGAAGGACGCAATTGCTCGTTTCATGTAACCGTCAATCAGACCGTTCCTTTCAAAGTCACGCATATTGACAAAGTCGTACTCTGTGATTTTCGATAAGAACGCATCCGTGAACACATCATATGGAACGCTCATTTATAATCACGCTCCTTACTTGTCGTGCTCGACCAGCTCAACACCGAGGCATTTCTCCAAAGTAGCAATGGTCTTATTTGAGTCGATGCCGCCACTGGCAATCAACTGCTTTGCACGATATGCGATGGACTTTTTCTGACCGTCAGAAAGTTTGGAAACGGCACGCTCGATTTCAGCGATAGGCTTTTCAAAGAGTTTATCGAAATCGCTGATGGCGATTGCAAACTTGTAGTATTGGCTCATACCGATATAATCAACAATCCACGGCTCGTCGAACATGAACCAGTTGTTGATGAAATACTTCTTGTTTGAATTCCGAGCATTGCGAAGCTCGCCAATCTCCATATCCTGCTCTGCACCAAAGGAGTCCCAGACGAATCGTTCGCCTGTCTTTTTGCTTCTGTACACAAGGCGACCTTGGAAACCATTACGGACGGTGATAATCGTATGCGGGTCAATATCCTTCGGGACGAGCGGGCGCTTTTCTGCAGCGCGAGACGTTTCCTGTTTTAACTCAGTCGGTGTAGCAGCCTGCTGACCACCGCGAGTTTTTGCGTTTTCATTTGCCATTGTAAAACTCCCTTTCATACATAATGCGGGGCTCACGAAGAGCCCCGCGTATTTTGCTTATGGTCTATCAGGCAATCTCGTAGCGACCGATACCGGCGTTACCACCAGCCAGCACAATGCCCATGCCGTACTTCTCGCCATACAGGTACTCCTGAGTCAGGTCACCATTGGACAGCGGGTCGCCCATCACAACAATGGGGTCACCTTCGTACACGCACTTGATAGGCTTGTCATCACCAGCGATAATGGTCAGCATATCATCTGCGAGCGTAAACTCGGTAGAACCAATCTTGTGGCGCTGCGGAGTCACGACAACCGGAGTACCGTAGAACTTGCCGTAGTAGCCAAGGTTGTACAGGTCGCTCTTGGAATCCGTACCCTGAATGGACGGAGCCAGATTGCGGACAGCCTTCTTGGTGCCGATAATAGTTGCGGGCTTGCCGTTGGCAGCAGCCTCAACATGGGCAATCAGGTCAAGCAGCTCTTCCTCATCATACGCGCCTGCGGTCGGGAAGTAAGTAACACCACCGAAGTCGTCCGCAGTAGCGGTGCTCCACAGGGAGTAGACATCGTTCAGAAGCTTCTGACGGAAAGATTCAGCAACCTTGCTGATAAACGTGTTGAAATCAACACGACCAGAAAGGACGCGGTTGAGCTCTTCGTAAATTTTCACAACCTTCAGAGAGGTCGGAATGGAAACTTCGCTGATGCCGCTCAGACGCTGACGGCGAATGCCCTGCGTGCCATCTGCAGCCTCGGACACGATAAAGAGATTGCTGTCTTCAACCTCGAAAATGTTCTTGTCACCCTCGGCGACATTGCGGAAATCAACCAGAGCGTTGAAATACTCATCGCCCTGCAGACCCTCAACGACGGTACGGGAGAGAACCTCCTCAATCAACGTAAACAGACCGCTGCACTTGCCGTCGCGGATATTCTTATAGTTAAGGGTAGTGCTGCCGCCATTGGCATCAATCAGAGCCTTATGCAGGAGCTCCATTGACTGACCGACAGAATACTGTTCAACATTGCCATGATAGGCATCAACAGCGACCTTAACGATATCTTTCATTTCAGCCATTAGCTTTTACCTCCTCTCAAAAATTAGCCGCCAACAGTGGCAGAAGCGCCCTCGGTCTTACCAATCTTAATGACGTAATAGGTATAGCGACCAACGACCTCAACATCCGCACAGACACCAAGACCTTTGCCAGCGGCATCAATCTTGCCACCAGTGCCGATACCGACCTCGGAACCCTTGGTGGGGACGGTGCCGCCAACGAAACCTTCCTTGGTCACAGAGAAAACATTGCGGCTACGAGGGATATAGCCACGAGTAGCTTTACCAGCCTCATTGATAAATTCATCCAGATTCTTTTTGCGCTCATCGTACATGACTTCGGGCGCAGCAACGATTGCACAATCGTTCAGGTCATCACCAGCAGACGCTGCGACAGCCTTCATAACTTCGCGTTCGCCATCCTCATAACCCTGAAGCTTGACGATAACGCCGTTCTCCACCGCTGCCTTATTGCCAGACGCATCATAGAAGCGCAGGGAGACAAGGTCAGCAGGCTGCTTAGTACCGCTCATCAGGTCGGTACGAATAACTGCATAAGCCATAAATCGACTCCTCCTTGTTTGTTATTTAATTATGTTGATTGCGCGAAGCAATTCCGTATTCGGTGAAAACACCGCCATAGGGCTCCGGCGTTACGCTGGTCTTCTCAATCACCAGCTTGGGACTCTTGGGCTCGACAGAGAACTTTGCAGCAGTTCCGTTTCTGCCACGGATTGCATAGCATTTCTCCTCAAGAACATCAACCGCATATTCAGTGCAATGTTCACGCAGGTTTTCAAACGCCTCGACGCCAACCAAGTCTTCGAACTGAGCGAAGACCTTTTCCCGTTCGCCCTTTGCAGCGGCGTCTTCGGTATCTGTCTTAAACTGGCGCAAAGTGCCAAGCTCGTTCTCCATAGACGAAATCGTGTCGGAGGCGGTCTGGTACTTTTCAGCCCACTGCGTATCGTTCGCTGAATACTTTTCAGTAATCTTTGCAAACATTCCGCTGATAGGGTCGGCTTGACCGCCCTCGTCGAACGGAACAAGAGACAGCTTCATCCGTTTCTTGCCAGCGAAGTCAATAACGACATGGTCGCCATCCATTGAATAAGGGAATCCATACAGGTTCCAGTCCGTGACATCGGTCGCGTACACTTCAGACGCATCTCTGTCGTAATCCCAGAACCAATAGTGGGAATCCATTCCCCAGCAGGTTTCGACCTTTTCTGACTCCAAAGCTCCGAACAGTTCATCGCGGAACTGCCCTTCCAGAGCAAAGCTCTCGGGGTTACCTGCATTTGCGGCAGGCTCACTACCAGTGGTCTTCAGCGCTTCAAACTTTTCGCGCAGTTCTTCAACGCTGAAATCATCGATATTGAAATCAAGCATCTCGGTAGTCAGACCGAACTCTGCCATCAGTGCAACTTTCTGTTCCAATACCTCTTCTCCTCCTTCCGAATAATTTTGTGGGTGTATGCCAACCTCTTTCGAGGGTTGTGCTGTAGTAAATGCTTCCTTGAATTCCTGCATCATCTCAGCAAGCTGTTGTTTGAAACCGTCACATGAGAACATCTCCAACGACGCTGACTCAAAGCAGGGCTCCGCTGTTCCCAGCAGGCAAAACGCTGTGAATTCAAATCGTTTGATGACGTACATCCCGTCAACCATTTCTCCTTCTTTGATGGAGATTTCCATTGACTCGTCTGTAATGCCATCATCTTTGATTTTTCTATACGCCTCTTGGCGTTTCCAGATTAAAGCGTCTACACACAAATACTCATGGACACCGGAATTGTCTTCGATTTCTTCCCACCAATACTTGGCGCTCTCTGGGATAACGCCGACCGGCTGAGTAATGTTGACAATTTTCATGCCACCGTCATCTGTGGATACAAGCTCTATATCGTGCGAACCAATTGTGTCAGTCTCTCTGTCGTAGTTACACACAATTGGACAGTTATAAATGCTCTGGATACAGCGCTCATAGGTTTCCTTGCTGATGAAGCTGTTGTTGCGATTCTTGCCAGTATAAGCAACACGAAGGACACCGCTATCAAAAGAAGAGTTCTTCTCAACTAAGTTGCTGATACCAGAAGAGAACACGATTCTCATGGTTCTCTCGCTCATGTCACAGTTCACCACCTATCTTTGGGCATAATAAAGCCCGCACAGGTGTGCGGGTTAGAAGGTCAAAGTGTCAGACATTGCAAATTGAATGTCCGTACACGAAAATTTTTGATTGTCTTGGTTTAGAAACACATAAATATGTTTCGCCTTGTCCTCTCTTAATAGGCGATAACCCATATTCACAAGACGGTCTCGTGCCTCTTCGCCAACCACATAGATGAATCTCTCCATCACCAGTCGTCACCGTCCTCCCGAGTCTGCTCACCAGAGTCGGTTAAGTCGCCAGTATCTTTTTGCGGCGCACCACCTTCATCGGTAGCAGCATTACTATCAGACGAGCCACTTAATGTGGAAGAACTCTGCAATGGCTTAAACATACTCGCAAGCCCAAGAACCTCGTTCTCCAAGAAACTCATACAATCAACTTCACTTTGGGACATTCCCTGAGAGGCTGCGTACATTGAGATAAATGGAAGACCAAATTGACAAGCTTTTAGATACATATCGCCAAGCTCTTTACGGTTAAATGGGCTGCAATCAAGGAACGTAACCTTAAAGTTCTTTCCGTAGCTCTGAGACTGAATGAAGCGGTTCACCATATCCTCAATGCTTTTTACGATTCCAAACGTGATTGCTTGGTCAGCCTTGATAGACAGCAGCAACGCATTCGCAGATGCTTTATCATTGTTAAACAAAAGAGAAGATACACCTGCAGCAGTAAACATATTTTGTTCAGCCTCAGAGATAGTGTCGGTATCGCCTGTGTTTGATTTTTCAAAGCTGATTTTACTAATGGGCATAGGGGAGAGAACGCTGCCAATCTCTTCCGGTAAAACCGAGTCGAGATTGCGCCAGAACTCCTTTGCCTTGTCCAAGTCCATTTGCCATTCGCCATCTTCATTGATGCCGAGCGTCATTACCAGCATGGCATAATTCTCAAGCGTTGTCTTCGTGAGCTTGAGCTGCTTATAGTCTTCGAGGTCATAGACCTCACGAAGAATACCGGCGAACGGAGGAATGGAGTAATCCAGAATATCGTTGTTGCATTTGATTGCAAAAGACGTGGGTGAATCAAGCTCCTGCCAACGGGCGCGGCGGTTTGACTGATAGACCTTGTACTTCTGTTGGAACTCAGTTGGGTAATAATCCAAATACTGACTGTGCGCATCAAAGTATGAGAAGTCGAATGTTACATTTAGCACATTGCCTTCAATTGTGGAAATGCCACAATAATCAGACGGCAACTGTTGGATTGTAATGTTGTCGTTGGTTACCCATAGTGTTCCATAGAATGTGTCCTCGCGGAGACAAACCGTAAGAATTTTGGGGAATTGGGAACGAACATTCATCGCTGACATGGCGTTCAAAACCTTACGGTAGTTTCGATTGACCGACTTCACGTTTACACTCTTTGGGTCAATACGGTATGGAGAGACAACGTATGCGAAATCCGAAAGACCAGTGAAATACTGGATGAGCCTGCGGAAATGCGAACTTGCGCCATAAATGTATGTAACAGCCTTACGCAGTTGCTTCTCATATGTGTACGGGTTTGTAAGGTACTCCGTAATATTGTCCTTGGAATACAACGAGAACGTCGGAGCACTGGTGTTGTTGTTCATATCTCTCGTGATAAGACGATTCAAAACTGCAAATCGCTGAGAAATACCAATCATCCCGTCAACATTAGTTTTCTTGGTTTGTTTGCCCACTCAGATATCACCTACCTTTCTTATTTGAGTTTCGGAGGCTTAAACATGAATATATCATTCGCATTAAAGTCTGCCGTTTTTGTGCGCCCATATTTGCTTTCAAGCTGCAGGGCAACATAGTAGTTATAGCTCAAGCTGGAATAACGGTCTTTGCGCATCCCAGACTTTTCATAGACTCGAACACGACCGCCGGACTCCTCGTGTTGTAGTTTGACAAGTTCATCAATCAACAAGGTCGTATGTACATATGGCTTCTGAAGCGTCACCTTTTCCAACGGTGAAAGGGAGTTGTATCCCTTAATGTCAGACAGAAGCGCTTCACCGTCATACTCAGTGATGAGTAACCGGATTTTGCTACTACGGAAACCCTCACGCAAAAGCACCGCGCATTCAGAGTTCAATATTGGAGAGCCCTTGATTGCCCAAATAACCTTGTCGGCACCTTTAGTTGTGCATCTGTCAGCCATTTCCTGATTGTTGCAACAGGATAATGCGGGGTAAACTTCTCCAGTGTCTGGGTCAACCATGTCTCGGACGAGAGCGTCGTAAACACCAAGACCAAGACCTGTACAGTCAAGCACAATGTAGTCGCAAGAATACTCATCGTACAATTTGCGTATCACCAAAGCTTGGTCTTCGGTGTGCATACCTTCAAAGGTGTCGCCGTACACAATGTTACTCATAAAGCGTCCAGTTTTGGTCGGTAGCATTTGGTTGATGAACACGGCGGAGGCGTCGTTATTATGCTTTTTACTGCTCATCAGAGCAATATCCGCAGACAAAATACGGCGTTCCCCGTTTTGCTTTGGTGGAATTTTTACCTTCTGGCTATTGCCAAGAAATGCGGACAGCTTATCCGGTAGCATCGGATAACTGATACGGCGGTTCTTTGATATGGAGTCAAAATCAAAGAATGAGCCGTCCTCTGCACCAAACCACATGGCTTCCATTTCCATGCTCCATTTGATTTCATTAAAGTCGCTTTCGAGCATATCGCTTTCAACGTCTTCGGGGAAAAGAAGTCCCTCTTGGATGGAGAGTTGATATGGGAAGCCACACACAAAATCTGTCTTAGAATCATCAAGCATCAGCTTAAATGTGTCCAGCATTTTGTTGTATGACCAATGGTCTTTGAAGTAAGCAGAGGATAAGAAACAGGATTTGTTCGGCTCTTTAGCGTACTCAGCTTTACGCTCAGCCGGGGTCAAATCTCTGTATGGAGGCATACGACGACTTGTCAGGAACTTTTTCAAGACGGTGTCAATGGTATCTTTCTTAACCATTCTGAACTCGTCCACAATCAAGATGTTCGCACGGTTGCTTCGAGCGTTATCTGAAGCCGTAACGACCTTGATATAACTGGAGTTCTTGAACATTATTTTTGCGTCCTGCCCAGAAAACTTTGTGTCGCCCATATCTATCTCATTTCTAAGATTTGGGGATACAGGCATCAGTTCTGTTTGAATCTTTTCCAGCACGTTAATACTCTGACCGCGTGTGCCAGATGTAATGACGACTTTTGTGCCGGGGTATAAGATGCAGCGAATGACTACGAAAATGGCGATAAGGAATGATTTACCCATTCCTCGGGCAGCAATCCACAGGAACGTTCGGCTCCTGTCCATCATTACAAGAAGAGCAGTCTGGAACCATTTCAGAAAATCAAGTTGCAAATACTCTTCGACAAAGATGTCGATGTTCTCGCGGTAATAGCTGCCCCAAATCGCCATGCCCTCGATAACACGAGAGCGTCTGCTTTGGTTTGGTGATGCCATTACATATCACCACTGGATTGAGGACTGCCAAAGATATCATTCAACAAGGAGTCGTCATCCTCTTCGTCGTACTCTGGGTGTTTAACACGAAGCTCATCCATTGCGTCTTCGTACATCTTGCAGTAACTGTTGCGCAAGCCGACCATTTTGCAAGCGTGACCAAGATACCACGTTGTGATATTCTTAATCGTTCCACGGATATCGCGCTTTTCCTTTGGCGTTTCAGGAAGAGGTCTGCTGTACTCCCATTTCTGGATACCAACACCGAGCGGCATCTTGTCGAGTTCAGCGTCTACATCGTTCTTTTTCTGCGCCGGTTTCAAGTTCATACTGCCAAGCAGAGAATTAAGCGCGTTAACGTTTTTATCAATTGGTTTGCCCTGTGCACTGTCGCGTGCAATAATGGATTCGAGCAAGCAAATCTGTCGGTACAACGCACGCTCACTCGGGTCAACAACCTGCCTGTCGCCAGTCCAATCCTTATAGCGGCGCTCCAGCTCAAGGTAAAAGTCTGGAGTATAACCGGCACCCCAGAAATCAACAAGGGCTTGGTCAACGTCTGCCTCGGCGGTATCTTCCGGCTGTGCAATATATGAAGCAGTGGGAGTCTCTTCTGGTTCAAGCAACACCTCTTCATCGAGCGTATCGTCAAAGGTTTTGTCGATATAACGAATGATGTTGGTCTTTCCGATATAATTGCGAACCCGAGAGTGAACGCCAGCCGTGCGTTCAACCATTGTGTAGATGTCTTCGTTCCAATAAAGGTCGAGCTTCATGCACATACGCTTCATAGCCGCCTTGTCATCGCCGAGCATTGCACGATACTGTTCGTACATATCCTCAACGCAGTCATTGCACATTGGCAAAAAGCCAGAGCCGCGATACATGGGGCTATGACTCACTGGGAAGTAGCCCTTTTTCCGGCTGTATGATGTGCCGCATCTGCAACAGTAAAACTTTTGGGAAGTCTGAATGGTCATCGAGTCATCAACGGTCTTCTCAAGCCTCTTACGTCTTGGAGCCTCAGCCATTTACCTCAGCCCCCTTTTGGTGCTATCTTCCCACAGCTTGACAACCAAGCGCATTTTGTTGCCGGGATAGAATCGGGGAATCCAATGCGCAGGTACATCGACTTTCTCGCCAGTCTGCGGGTTCGGACAACTGCGAGCCTTGCGCTCTAAGATGTCAAAGCAACCGAAGTTATGGATGGAAACGGTGTCTCCGTTTCCGAGATTGTAAAGAATAATGTCAGTGAAATCATCAACGATACTTGTCGCAGCTTTCTTCGTATAACCGTGCTTGTCCACAAGCTGTTGAATCAAATCGACCCTTTTAATATCCATCCTTTATACCGTCCTTTCTGTTACAGGTCTGCCAGAGACTTTTGAGCATCAGAACGAATTTCTCCGTTTTCATCGAAATACTGAGAGATTTGTTCCTCGGCACTCAGGTCTTTATAGACACGAACCATGTCGGCAGACTCCCATCCGACGATATCTTGGATAACATTATCGGGTAGTCCGAGTTTGGCAAGATGTGTTGTGAAGTAATGTCTCAAACTATGCCAGTAGAAATCCTCACCAGTCATGCGGCTAAATGTGTTAGCCCAGCTATTGAGCGTTGTATCACTCATCTGCTCACTTGTAGTACCGGCGGGGAAAAGCCACTCACACTCGATGCCGAGCTTTTGGCGCTCTGCCATCCACGCATCGAAATATGGTTTGAACTTTTTCGCAAGAGTATAGCAGTAGATGTACTTGCCAAGACCGAACCCCTTCGTTTGAATAGGCTCGCTGGTCTTATACAGTGCCCCGCCGCACACGAGGTTTTCATCTTTGAAGTCATCCACTTTGAATCGACACAGCTCTGCTTTACGGCGACCGCTGCACATTGCAAGAGCAACGGCGCACGCCTTTTTGTTTTGACCGGATGCCAGCAAATCATCAAGAAGCTTGTCCAAAGCCTCGTCGCTCCAGACTGTTTTCTTTCTTACCTGCTGCATAGCCGGATTCTCAATTTTTCGAACTGTCGAACGGAAGTCCTTAAACTCATCCTCGTCATCGAGGATGTTCTCGACATAGTTCGACAAAGAAGAAATTGCAGACTTTAAGCGACGAACACGCGCAGGCGAGTTCCCATTCTCGTTAATAAGCCAATGCTGGTACGCAGCATAATCGCGTTTGGAAATTTTAGGGAAAAACTTGTTCCCGTTGTTCTGCAAATTCCACACCCAGAAAATATCGATGTCATTGGAGTATCCAGCAATAGTTTTGGGACTACGCTGGACAGATTGCAAATATGCAATGAAGTCTTGCTTCAAACGAACATTGTCTTGGTTGACCTGATTCAAAAGCTCAGGGCTTGTGATTTCATTTTGCTTCGTTTTTCGGGGCATACAAGCCACCTCGCTTTCTGTAGAATTAAAATTGGTTGCGGGCATCGGAGTTGAACCGATTCCTCAAGGTTTATGAGACCTGCGACTTAACCGTTTGTCCTGTCCGCAATATGGTGGGAGAGGTTGGATTTGAACCAACGCAGCCCGAAGGCGGCAGATTTACAGTCTGCTGTAATTGACCGCTCTACCACTCTCCCAAGTAGTGGTGATGCGTAAGGGAGTCGAACCCTTAAATTCCGCCGTGAAAGGGCGGTGACTCTACCAATTCGTCCAACGCACCTCATGGGTGGTGATGCCAGTGAGGTTTGAACTCACAACCTCCTGCTTGAGAGGCAGGTGACTTAGCCGATTCGTCGATGGCACCAAGTGGTGGGACAGGAAGGTGTCGAACCTTCATCCTCCGGTTTTTCAGACCGGTGCTCCGACCGCGTAAGCTACTGTCCCGGATGGCTCCTCCTGCAGGGCTTGAACCTGCGACCAACGGATTAACAGTCCGCTGCTCTACCAACTGAGCTAAAGAGGAATATGTAAATAGGGTTGCCCCGGTGAGGGCAACCCTTGTGCATCGTTAAAGGGGTACTCCGTAAGAACAACGAATGCCGTTTGTGTCACAGACGCAAACCAACTGTTCTGCCTTACCGAAAATTCGCTTTTGGACGCAATAATCGTCCATACCAAGGAAACTGCCAGCCATGACGGTTTTGACACCTTGGACTTCATCAATCTTGTTGTGATGCAAGTGACCGGAGAGCACGGCATATAACGGGACTCGTGCCATTGTCTGCAATGTTTGAACTTTGCCTGCAGAACCGTCAAAGTCCCCGTGAACACCACAATACATTTTTCCGCGAATGTTAATCAGATACATAGTGTTATCAATCTTGACAGCATCACTTGTTGTCCCGATAATCACATTCTCGAAATTCTGGAGACGGGCGCCAAGATACCACTCAACAATATCGTCCAACCGTTCACTGAGCAGCGCATCATCCTTATTTGGCGTAATACGGCTATGATTACCCGCAACGCTCACAAATGTGACTGTGGAGAAATGCTTACTGAGTTCGGCAACAAATTCGGCAATCAACTCGGATACGCCTTTGATTTGTTCAATCACATTCTCTTTGTTCGTAATAGCGATAGATTGGTGGATATTTCCACTAATAGCATCGCCGTTCGACCAGACAATGCAGTTCTCGCTTCCATGCGTTTCGGCAATAGCAATGATTCTGTCTAAGTAATGGCACATCATCTCGCGGCAGATGTCAGAGTTATATGTATTCCAATGGTTATCGACGTTGGCTCCATAGTGGATATCATTCAAGCTAACCAGAAGGTCGTTATCAGACGGCTGGATATGGCATGGCTCGTATTCGAGTTGTGGCAAATTGCCGCTCTTTACTGCGTCCACAAGAATCTCATTCAACTCTTCTTGCCGGGAACGCTCACGAATCAGCTTGTTAAAAGCATTGCGTTGGTCAAAGAACTTTTGACGTTCTTTGAGCAGCTCAATGCGTTTGCTATCCAATGCAGACAATGCGTCCATGTCCTGAATAGTAGCTTCGCCATCCCGCTCGATGGCTTCGATGATGGCTTTCATGCCATACATTCTTTTGCGGACTTCGCTTGAGTTAAAACAGTTACCATCACCAAACAGACGCTCACTCAGTTCTGCGTAGTCATCGTCAATGGTGCGGTCAACCAGCTTACCAATTACGATGTCGCGCATCTCTTTATAGCTTGCTGTGCTGGCTATGGTTTACACTCCCTTTCGTTTGTCGTGAACACGCTCCAGTCCACGCAAACTGCGGAGCAGCTTCATAGGAGCACCATCCTCAACCATGTAGTAGTGGTGCCGTTTGGAATCTTGCTTCATCGTGCGAACGATATGAACACGAGGAAACTTCTCACGAATGGCTTCTTTTTCTGAGGCGGTAATTGCAATCACTTAAAAATCATCCTTTTCTTCAAAATAGTTTTATGCTTTGTCTTTTATCATTCATACATACACCCCATCAAACACGCCTCAAAGCATTGTGCCACAACGGTTTGATGGGGGTATTTATTTCTAACAATTCGAGTTTTATAATCAACTCTTTAAGGCGTTTCTGCACCGCATTACTGCATTAACAGTCTGACGGGTCTTAACCTCGACAGCGCAACTGGGGCAATACTTCTGCGGGCGACCCTTTGCAGGTGACTGTGCTTTTACAGTCAGTCCACAATTCTCGCACTCAAAATATGCGCCACCGTAATACTTGAGGTATTGGTAACCAAGGTTCCTGAAGTCTTGGATATGTATCGCCGTCTCACCGGCTTGAATGAACTGCACTTGGACATTCAGGTTGTCGATTTTTTTAGAAAAGCGAATGAACCCGGCATCACGCAGTTCGGCAAACATCAAACTCTGGCGCTTAATGGAGGTATTGATGTTCGCCATCTGCATAATCTCTTTGTCCGAAGTATTCACCCAACCATTGTTCCGGTCGGAAGCGGCGTCCCAATATTTCGCAACGCAGAGAAGCGTGAACGCCAACCGCCGGATTTGCTTACCTTCAAGCGTCTCAATCTTGGCGAGCTCTTCTCTGGTGATGTCCACACCGTCCAGACGGATGAGTGGAAACTTGCTTACGTTCTTTGCAACTTTATCAAGCATATCCGACCAATGAACAAGTGAAGCAGAAGGGTCACATTGCAGCATGAAGGAGTCGAGCAGACTCCGAATCTCCCTTTTGCTGTAGTGATTCTCGTAATAATACTTGGATACACGACTCAATGTCTCAATCGGCTTCTTCCCAAGGTCATGGTTGGCAATCATTTTTTCCGCCCAGTCATATTCGTTAAGGACAATGCTCATAGCGTCCCTCCAATCATTTTTTGTTGTAATGAAAATCTGTCACCGCAGAAGAAGATGTCCCCAGCGGGGTCAACCGTCGGGTAAGAGATAACCCCGTTATGCTTATCCAAAAGATTCTGGATGATTTCGCTACCGCACATTTCCCACGCGAAACGCTTGGTCGAACTCTTCTTATAGCAAATATCCAGAACAATGTCACACAGTACAAATCGGTTGGAGCAAACACGGGCACACTCTTGCTCGAACTCGGAGCGCATCTCAATCATGCGAGAGAACGTGTCGTACTCATCGACCCGCTCATAGTTGGCAAAGACGGCGTAGCTGCGCAGACGCTTATTGTAATTCTCATAGAGTTTCAAGATGGCATTGTACTGCGTTCGACTGTACTCAACGCCGCTCTTCATCACGGTATAGTTAAAGTCAACGTCAGCATTGTGGCGACCGAGGTAGCCGTCAAACTCTTTCTCAAAGCGTTTGCAGATTCTGTTCATTACACAGTCATGGTTGCCCACCGGCATCCGGCTCTCATAGTAGCGGAGAAAATCTTTCTGCCGCTCGCTTAATTCGGAACGCGGCATTTCCAGCATTTCGTCAACCGTCATTTGGAACTCGCGCATGGCGTTCTTGTTCGTGTTTTTTATGTATGTGTTATACTGCTTCATCAAGGCAGGATAGATGATACGCATAAAGTATGGCTTCTTGTCTGCAACGAGACGTTGATAGAGCCTACGCTTTTCTGGGTCTTCAATCATGTTGGTGCTGTGCCGGTCGTGCCACTCACGAGGCATTGGCTTGGCAATAATACCCTTCGCCTTGTCGATGGCATTTTGCTGAAAAAGCTGCCCGCACTTTATACGATAATCAAGTTCCTCGTACTCCTTGGAACCCTTCTGGAACTGTGCCTGCACATCGAACATTGAGGTAATCCAGTTTGTGGTCTTCCCGATATCATCGCCGAAGCTATCGATGTTGGCTTGTATAGCGTCTTCTTCGGTGACAATTTTCTTCTTCGCTTTTCGTTGGACGCACATAAGAGCGGGAAGCACTTTCAGATTATCAACAAGCACCTTGTTGTCGGTAAGCATTACGAGGTCACCGTCTTTATCCATGCCGTTGAGCGCATGGGCGGCAGTGTCCCACGAGTTGAAAATCGTGCAGGTCGTCATGTATTGATACCAGTGCGATGCCGCATCGCTGCGATGTGGGAATACAAGGCGGATGTTGTTATGGCAGGTCATTGGTGCACGATAGCAAGCAAGTCGTTCAGCGTGCTGGTCACACCAATATTTGTTGTAGATTTCACCAGACTTCAGAAGCCCTGTAACCTCCAGCCCGAAGATGTGTTGGCACAGAGAGAATGGGTCGCCAGAAACAATGGAGTAGTTACCATGCACCTTGAGCACGCCGACCTTGGCTTCGTTGATGCGGTTGCGAATCATCTGATAGATGCTGCTCTGGACGTAAGGGTCGTTCAAAATCTGCGGTTCAATCATAATCGCCTTGACGTAGTCGTCATCAACGCGGTCAATGTTGTCCTCGTTCAAACCAGCGCCCTTTAAGAACAGCAACGTCTTTGCCCAGTCCGCATAAAGAACATCTCGAATCTCATCCATTGTCGGCTTGATAAGCTGCTCGATGTCATCGTCACTCAGCTCGTAGCTCTGAATAAATTGATAGTTCAATGTCCGCTCGGACTCAAGCTCCTTCGGGCAAGTCTTGGCGATGCCGAAGGTGTAGCCGTTTGCCAAGCAGTTGCTTACATAATCGTCACAGCTATCGTAGGAGTCCCAGAGCTTCAACATGGATGTGGTAAGAATCAACTCGACATTACGAATGTCCACATCGTTACCCCAAGCGTCTTTGACAATATAGTTCTCAGCGACATTTTCCGCGAAGTCCAGAAAGTCGAACGTGAAGACCATGCCCTTCTCCCAAGAGAAGCGTGTGTTCACGCCGCTGACAAGGTAATCTAAGCCGAGCTCTTCGCCCCATCGGGCGGCAAGCGACGGGAGCATCAAGCCGTATCCATCGGACTCGTTGAGTTGTACCATAACCTGCTTACGCTCTTCCATGACTGGCTCTCCGTCCTGCTCATCATTCAGATAGATAATATCCGACAAGAACTCGGTCTCACAGTCGCTAACAACAAGAATGCCATGCGGAACTGACACAGGAATTGACGCGCTACAGGTAAGTGCCTTATATGCCTCCAGCTTGGCAGGCACCATTTCTTTTTCCATGTTGCGACCATTGTCGATGCGGCGGCGAATCTCGTCGGCATGACGCTCGCTGATGAACACGATGGTCTCGTTCTTGACGCCGCCATTCGTTCCAAGCAACCGCTGATACCGAAGACCGTTAATGCTAAATCCACGGCAAGCACGATGATAGTCTTTCTCTTTGTCAATGATGACGCAGAGATAGTCTGGCTTAAACTGGATATCATCCAGTTGCGCATACAGCTTCTTGATTTGACGACGGTTTGGCACGCTATTCGGCTCTTTACGAAGCCGCTTGATTTCGCCCTTGATTTTTCGCGCCTGTGCTTCGGCATCAGTGATGCCGTTTAGTTCGTCCAACCAGCGGAGCACCTGACTGTCGGCGAGGGAGATTACCTCGTCATTCTTTCTTGCCTCTGCAATGGGGAGCGTAAGCTTCCACTTCGCCTTTCGCAGGCGGCTGCTATGAAGCTTGAAAATGTATTTCTGACATACTAACTGTTTAGCCAGTATGGGTCACCTCACTTTGTATTTTATTTAATTATGTTGATATGGCGTAAGTTACTCGTTCTCTTCTACATAACGGAACCATTCCTCGCGGAATGCAAACCGCTCGCTCTCAATGAACCGTTCGAGGGCTTCATCGTCATTTAGCAGGTCGGCATCTTCGTATGTATATGGAACACGCTCCTCCACGAGATAATCCTCTGGCAGCGGTCGGTGGTATCGTTTATTCAATCGGGTATCCTCCTTGGTTTGTAGTGTTAATCCAGTCAATGAGCAGCTCTCTCATGCGTCTGCTCGGTATGTATAGATTGATGGGCTTATCATCTCGAATGGCGCTACGCCATACCCATTGAAGCATTTCGGACAAAGCGAAGTGCTCCGGGTTAATTGTTACACCCTGCTTGGCAAAGAAACTCATAATATTGGGGTCTGCAAATCGGTTTACCAAGTATGCGATATCGGTTCGGTCTTTATATTGGTTAGTCGCTCTGGCGCTCGTCTGTAAGAAGTTATTTCGGAAACGTCCAGTGCGAGAGTCAACGAGTTTGTTGACATCACTTTTGAAACAAGCCCACAGGCGCGTCTCACTCCCACCGTTTGGAATACTCTGAAAGAATTTCTTCAGACCGTTTCTTAGTTTGCGAATATCCGGGTCATCATAGCGCCTTCGGTCATACCACCCTTTTGACAAGGCATATTTGTCATTGCCAACTGAGTTAAGCTTGGCGTCATCAATGATGTGAATCAACTCTCGGTAATCCAGAGGCGGCGGCGCGTCTGGGTGGTCGGAGAAGCGATATCCGTTCTCATCTGTCTCGACACCGACGACGGTATAGTTAAAACCAAAAAAGTCAAGATATGCTTTCTGGTACTGTCCATCGAACAGGTACGTCAGCATGAACACTTCCTCGAAGGAACGAAGTAAATCTGGGTTGAGGATGTTCAGTAAAGAGTTGTTTAAGCGAAACAAAGACCCCGTATCGGACATTTCTTTGTAGTCGTAAAAGCGACCGGTGTATGCATCGTCTGTCCACTCAATACGTCCATCCTCATGCTCTACGGCGAGCTGGGACAGGATTAGCTCGAAGTCCTTCTGAGAGATATTGAGGCGTTCGATTACTTGAATGCTTTCGTCCACAATCAACGAATAATGCTGTTGGCGGACGAGCTCCATAGCTTCTGCGTCCATCAAATAAAACAGCGAGTGGGTAGCAGCTACGTTATGCCCCATTCGCATATGGAGTTTCAATTCAGCAGATTTGCTCATGTGGTCACTGTCTGGCTGGTCGAAATCGCAACGTTCGCAGATGCGCCCTACCTCGTCCAGATATGGGGTGATGTAGAGAAACCGCTTGGAGTCTTTATAGCGGTTCATATAACGAATGGCAGCGGAGGATTTACCACGTCCCATTCGGGCATCGACAACAGTGATGGTGTTCATCGGTGGTAAGCACCACCTTTATGGATAGTCTTTCGTATAGAAATCACGACCTTTCTTTGGAATTAGTGGGGTACGAAAATTTTAGGACACACAAAGGGCGCTCGGCTGGCTATACCGTCGCTATCAATGCGGCGCCTGTAACTTATTTTGAACGGCTCTTCAAATAGCTTGAAGGTATCCCCCAATTCTCTTTATAAGGCTGGAGGTGTGAAACCGTTGCAAGACAAGGCTTTGCTGGAACGGTTAGGACACACGCTGTGTCTTTTTTTTGTTTTGGCGGTATGAAGTTGTCAAGGTGCAATGGGTGATGGATTATGCCATCAGAGACTCGCTTTCTCCAATGTCGCTATCGACCAGATAGTTGTGGTTGATGCTACCGAGATTGAGGCTCCGGTATGCTTCATCAATTTCTTCGCTGGTGATACCGATGTAGTCCAGAGTCTGAGCAGCGGTCGAGTGACCGAACATCTTCTGGAGAAGCAGGAGCTTGCGAGGGTCATTACCACTCATCACCATCTGATGATAAGCAAAGGTCTTACGCAATGAGTGAGTTGCCATACGGTTACCAAGTCCAAGGTCACGAGCAATGCCTTTGAGCATTGAGTCAACGGCTTGTTTGCTGATGGGCTTATTCTCGTTTACTCCATTATTGGACTGGCTGCGGAACATATAGTCACTGAGGCGAACGTTTGGAGTGTTCTCAAGGTACATGGTGACAGCTTCGACAACTGCGGTGTTAATGGTGATGTAGCGGTTGCGCTGATGCTTGCGTGTGTTCCGGGTCTTCTTTTCCAGAATGGGGAACCGGTCACGAAAGGTGCAATCATCATTGATGATGTGGGTGAAGCGCAGAGAGCGAAGGTCGCTGATACGAAGTCCAAAGTTAATGCCAACGATGAACAGCATATTGTCTCTGAAACGCTTTTGTCCAATGAGGAACTGGGAGATGCGGATGATGTCATCCATACTCTTGATGGGCTCAGCAGCGTGCTCGACAGCAAGGTCAGTATGCACCTCCTCGGTGGCGGGAGCGATGAGACCAGCCTTGAGCTTACGGCAGCTCTGCTGGACGGTTGCGATGTCGATGACACCGGAGGCACTATTCGTCTTGTTGAAGTCTAACTGGATAATCTGAGCCATTGAGGGAATCTCCTTTCAGATGCAAGAAGTAATTTATTTAATTTACTTGATATGCTATATTATATCAAAAAGAAAAGAGAGATACAACAAAATCACATAAACAATAAAGATAATAACGGGAAAAGAAGGAATAAATAGAAGGCTGCGTAGTTAAGCCTTTTTCTTTTTTGGAAAGTTGAATCCTGTGATAAAAGCAACCACGCAAAAGGCTTAACCAATAATATTCTTCTGGACAGAAAAGCCTTGAAACACAAGGGGTTGAGGGGCTGAGTTAAAAATGGGTCGTGTCAGTTAGATGAACCGACTACATCTGTGTGCGGCAAGGACAGGGGGCAAAAATACCATAACCGCCCCCCCTGCTTGCCATAGCACAGAAAGGGCAAGTAGAAACGGCGGACAGACCGACACGGACAGCGGAAAAAGCAAGGCGGACAGGGTACACCCCTTGCGGTTGTCTGTGTATGCAAAAAAATTGTGTTGACATTGTGCCGCCGTTGTGGTAGTCTATCCATGCCGGACAACCACGGCGGGCAACCCCTACACCACCAACACCACCAACACGCCCGACCGACACGGCAGAAAGGAAACGAAAACATGAACACCAACACCACCAACACGGCGAAAAGCCGCCCCGACTTTGAACAAGTCAAGCGCAACTATGAAACCGCCCTTGCAAGCGGCAAGGACAGCACACAGGAATTGACCGCCCTTGCAACCGCCGTTGCATACTCTGTTTTGAACAAGTGTATTGACCCGCAACGCAAGACCGCCGCCGACCGTGAAACCGTATCCGACAACGGATACAACCCCGCATTAGTCCAACTGAAAAGGGGCATAGCCGCCGACCTTGCAACGCTGGACAACTTGCGCACGGCAACGAACAAGGCAACCCGCACGGCGTACAACGCCGACGGTGACTTGACAACCGAAACCGTGGACAAGGACGCCGAAAAAGCGGTTGCCGCCCTTGTGGGGGAAACCCTTTCCGACGGTATAGACCTTGTGAACGCCGCCGCCCTTGCCATTCTCGAACAAGCCGCCGAACACGCCGACCCCGCCGCCCCTTGGCTTGACACGCCGTACACAACCCGCCGACTTTCCCGCCGTGTCTATATCCGCACAGAGGACAGCCGCGCATACCGTGACGAAACCACAACCCCGATACAGGAAGTTTACCGCGCTGTGCGTCAAGCTGTGCAGGACAGCCGCGCAACGCAGACCGACCCCCGCAACGGATACACCTACATAGAGGACAGCGAAAACGGGCTTGAAACCATTTACTACCGCTTGCACAAGTACGCCGACCTTGGCGGGTACAACTGTGACGGCAACTACACCGCCGACCGGCAGACCGTAGAGGACTACGAAACGACCGTTGCACGACTGGACTTGACCGACCGTCAAGCACAAGTGTTAAGACTGCGTATGCAGGGCAAGGGGTACAAGGCTATTGCAACCTATCTTGGCGTGACGCAAAGGGCGATTGCAAAGACCGTTGAACAAGTCCAGAAAAAGGCGCTTGCCCTTGGCTTGACCCCGAACAACTGA